AACATGTACCTTGCAAAACGTGTCCTCAAAACATGGGAGGAATCTTTCATTGATGAAGATACCGGTGAAACAGTAAACATTGAACGGAATGAAATTCTTTTCGACCGTGGCACGCTGATAGATCAAGATACTTTGGCGAAAATTCGTTTCAGTATGGAAGCTGATGGTATCAAGGAAGTGGAAGTCAGCAACCAGAATCGCTTGGCGTTCGAGAATGAGAACAAGTTCTTATATCCATACATTGCACAAGCACAGATAAGCGACAAGAAGTATAAGTTCTTGCTGTATGCCACTGGGCTGGAGAATGCTTGCCTTATCTTGAAAGACTACATCGAACTCAATTATCAGTTCGGGTTCACCCTGACGATGGCAAAGGAATTCGATTCCTGCGTGATTCTTACCGACAACTTGAAAGAACGCAAAGTGGACGATGCTTCGCTTGCCTATCTCAAAAATGAAATCACGATGGCAGAATACGTTGACAAGATGGACGATGAGACTGAAGATGGTGACGAAGAATCTAAACCGAATGAAAAGAAATTCTACCAGATTGAGACGAAAATCATATTCACGGATGGGGAGAATGAAGACGAAAGGGTTCAGACTTTTGTCGTGAACACCTTCAACGTTGATAGGGCGATGATGCTTATCACTCACTACCTCAAAAATAAAGAGGAGGAATGCGAGAAGCAAGCCAAAGAAAAGGGGCATGAGTTCAATAAAAGAGAAATTCACACGGCTATTGAATCAGCCAAACCGATTCCAGTTGGGCGGTTCATTCCGAAAGAATTCTCGATGGCTTATATGGAATAACTTTGTTAACCTGTCTGTTCTGTCTGTAAAGATGGGGCAGGCAAACATGGGATAATAGTCACAGGAAGACTAAATGAGCTGAAATTCCAAGTGCGCATAGGAACGGAAGCCATCAAGACCGTAGCTGTTAGTAATAGGTTGAGTAGTTTAAAGAGGTCGTAGGATAGCCAATCTACGGACGAAAGCGAGAAAGCAGACGATACTTGTGCAGGTTCGATTCCTGCTTATCCCTCATAAATGTGAGCCACACATAAATGGCATGGGTTAGTGAATAATGGTTTCGCCCCGGAGAATACGCTTCGGGGCTTTTAATTGGTAAAATTATGAAAACATACGCAGATACTTTTAAAGATAAAATAATAGGTCTGTCAAAAGAAGAATTGCAAAAACTAAGAGATTCTTCCTTTGATAAGATAGAGGCCTATAGAGAAAGGCTTACTATAGTGAGCAACGATAAAAAAGTTCATGATTTAAACGTTTCTATTCGTCGGAAGGAGATAGAAATAAGAGAGATAAATAAATTGTTGAAACAATGCCATACTACATAAAAGGACTAAGACTAAGAAGAAATAGATATTTTGGCTTATGAAACAAATCATTCATGGGAAATGTCCCAGTAAATCAAATTGCTACAAGGTTATTACTCTAAAAGGTCATGGAAGCCTTGCTAAACAATCAGCTTTAAAAGAGTATGAGAAATCTTTCTATCTGCAATGTAACCAGTATCGTAATAGAAATTATTCAGGTTTATTTGAGCTTCATCTGAGCGTATTCTACGAGAATCAGCGACCAGACCTTGACAATTGTATGAAAATCGTTTTAGATTGTCTGCAAGGATGTAAAGCCATCAAGAACGACCGTAATTGTGTGAAGATAGTAGCGGAGAAATTTATAGATAAAGTGAATCCAAGAATAGAATTTGAAATTATACCGATATGCAATTTAAATTAAGAGATTACCAACAAAAAGCTTATATATGAAAATCATAAAAGAAGTAATTAGAGACATTGAACATATCCCGAAGTGTCCAAGGAGTGGAGAAATTAATCTTTACTATTATATCGTAAATCCAATAAAACAAAAAAATATGAGTTACATCAAATTTTACGACAACGGAGTATCTATAGAAATTGGGACTCCTGCTAATGACAAATCAATATTATGTTTTGATTCAAAAGTTGATATTGATGAAGAATCTCTTATTACTGTAAATATTTCCAAAAAGGACGTTCAAGAACTCATCTTGTTCCTTCAAAATAAAGTTGAGGATATGGCATAATGGCAAATACAAGAACTGGTTTTCTTTATTATAACTTAGATACTGACCGGTTCCAAGATATACGGATCAAAAGACTTAAAAAAGATTTAGGTTGTGATGGATTTGCCGTTTACGAATATTTATTGAACGAAATCTACCGAGTAAAAGGTTGTTTCCTTGTGTGGGACGAAAGTACTGCCTTTGACGTAGCCGAATACTGGGGATTGAAGGAAAATAAGGTGAATGAAATAGTACGTTACTGTTGTGCTGTGGGGCTTTTTGATAAAGCACTGCTCTCTAATGGGAATATACTTACTTCACCATCCATTCAATCAAGATACGTAGAAATGTGTATTCGTGCAAAGCGGAATGAAATCAAAATTCCGGAAGAATACGACATTCTTCCGGAAGAATACAAGATTATTCTGGAAGAATACCTAAAAAAGAAGGAAGTTTGCCGCAATAGTATTAAAGTAAATATAAAGAAATCTCCTAAAGGAGATAAAGAAAGTGTCATCCCTCCGGAAATATTAGAAAAATCCTTGGAAGATTGCTATGAGGAGCTATGCACCAATAGTTCATGGATAGAGACTGTCGTAATGAACAAGAGGTCTGCCGGTCATCCAAACCTGACATTGGATAGTTTTCAGGAATATCTCAAAAGATTCTTTGATAAGCTTCAAAACGAGGGGGAAACTCGTAAAAGCCCGAAAGATGGAATGGCTCATTTTGTCAGGTGGCTGGATATTGAACTCGGAAAGTCTAAAACAGACAAGTACCAGACAGAAAATGAGCAGCTATTATTCTCCGCAAAAGGGAGTAATGGCGGCTATTACCAATTTCTGTCTTACATCAAGAAACAAGCGCCATATTGTTTTTCAAACATGCGATTACCTAGCGAGGAAGAATCCTTGCTGCTACGTGACAAATACGGAAACGAAATGTTTAAAAGCGCATTGCGTACAATCGAAGGAAGAGCAGATATCCGTTCCAAATGGGATGTGCTTTATTATGCGATTTTAAAACAATTTGAATATCAGAATGGAAGTTAATGTACAACTACGTGATGAGGATGCTGAAAAAATAGTTCTAGGTACTATCATTCTTCAACGCAATGCTTTTGAAGAAGTGAGAGAGCTACTATCGGAAGAATCTTTCTACAATCCTTTCCATCAGGAGATATACAAGGCTATTCTTCAAGTGGTATCATCTGGAAACAGGCCTGATATGATAACGGTCAAGGGAAAGCTTGTCGCCAATGGTGTGAAGTTTGAACTGGTGGAATATATGAAGATTGCTTCTAACAGTACTTTTGACTTGTATCAGTATGCAGCTAGACTTCATGACTTGGCCATCAGGCGTAAGTTCTATGTAATAGGGCAATATCTAGTCTCAAACTCTTATTCGGAATTAGAAGATATTCTTGATGTGACTAATTCGGTCAGTAATGAACTGGCGTCTCTGTTTAAATCAAGTAGCACTACGGTATCAACCATTAATGATGGGCTAGAGAATGTTTACAGCATGATAAATGAGAATCTCTCAGGAGCTAAAGCTATCACTGGAACTCCTACAGGTTTTGAAAAGATTGATAGCAAATCAGGTGGTTTACAGAGATCGGATTTGATAATTATTGCCGGTGAGACTTCGCAAGGCAAGACCTCTTTAGCTGTTTCTATCATGAGGAATGCAGCAGATTTTGGTGCCAAAATTGCCATGTATTCTATGGAGATGAAAAAAGAACAAATAACAGCTCGTATTCTTTCTATGGAGAGTGGTGTTTCTGCCAATCAGATCATGTACTCACGCTTGACAGATTCGCAATTACAGGCAGTTGACAAAGGTATTGGCAAGATATCAGGTAAGGGTATCTACTTTGATGATCGAAGTACATCAAATATAGACACTATCATTTCGTCTATTCGCTATATGAAGTTGAAATATGGCATTGATGGTGCTATAGTTGACTACTTACAGATTCTCAATGTGAACATGAAGGGAGCCAACAAGGAACAGCAGATGGGAGACGTTGCAAGGCGTTTGAAGAATCTTGCAAAAGAACTTGATATCTGGATTATAGCCCTTTCTCAGTTAAATAGGGATACCATGAATCCGGTTCCTACGTTGGCCCGCCTTCGTGACAGCGGACAAATAGCAGAAGCTGCCGACGTAGTAATTCTTATCTATCGTCCCGAAGTAACTAAGAAATCCTATCCAGGCGATTTCTCAAACGTGGAAACGAAAGGGACGGCTATGATAGATATCGCTAAAGGGCGAAATATTGGATTGCTACGATTTATCTGCGGGTTCAATGCTGCTACAACATACTTTTATAATCTTAACTCTGTTCCTCTGTCGGGGTTTCAACATGCTGACATAGAGGATGAAAATCCATTTTAAACAATGAAAGTTACTATTTACTGGGACACCAAACATCTTGATCCCAAAGACATTCCAAGAATTAAGAAGAAAATCAGAGACAGGTTTAACATTCCCGATTACACCACGGTAAACGGTGAAACTCCCTGTAACATACGAGACGAAGATATGGAGCTTCTCAGGGAATGTGCTAAGCGTGGATTTCTTCAGATCAGAAATAAATAGTTCTAAAAAAAAGTAAATATGAAAGCAAAAATAAGAAAAACAAGCGAGGTGGTGGACGTAATAACTTACTCCGGTCATACATACAGAAGTGATATTGATGTTGTGTCTTATATTGACAGCAAAGGCAATGAATGCGTTGATATGAAGATGAATAGATTTTGGGATTTTGAAGATGTAGAAGAAAGCCTTATTGATTGGGAACAGAGACGCTATGAAATATCGAAAGATGTATTATCCGCATTTCTAAGTAATTCCAATGAGATGATTTTTGAAGGCAACCCAGAAGATCACGCTAAGGATGCTGTAGTATTTGCTGATGCTTTAATTAAGAAACTGAGAGAACATAACAAATAACATTATGCTAGTAGGAACAACTAACCTCAATACCACTCTCAATTTGACCTACGTACTGGTTGATGTGGTCGAAACCCTCCTTTACGATTTGACAGGCGAAATGCGAAAACAAGGATATGAGCTCCGCCATGACGCTAGACGGAATTTCAACACAGCCATAGCAGCAATCCGTAGGTTAAAACAAGATGTCGATAAGACGCAATTCTCCACCCAGGAGAACTTTGGAAATGATTCTGATTCTCTTCTTGCTTTCATCCGGTTATTAATAGATCGATGTGGTGACGATGATATGAAGATGTTTAAATTCTACAATTTCATCAAGCGTCATCCGTCCAAACTTGGTCTGAAACTATCAGATGAAAAGAATGCGTTTGCACACGTTTTTTTTGAATAACTAAAACATAGAAAATCAATGGAAACAATTAAAGGATTCAAGGGATTTGATAAGAATCTAAAATGCAGAAATTATCAATATGAAGTAGGTCAAGATTTTGAAGAAACTGGAAATATCAAAGCATGTAGCAATGGCTTTCATTTCTGCGAAAACCCTGCTGATATATTTAGTTATTATCCTCCTTCCGATTCAGGGAATCTTAATAGATACTGCGAGGTGGAAGGCACTGGAAAAATAGATAAAGGTTCAGACGACAGCAAGATAGCTTGTTCAAAAATACACATATCTGCTGAGATCGGGATAAAAGGATTAATAAATGCATGGGTAAAGTTTATACTTGACAAGGTTAATTGGGATGATAACAAAGCAACCAACACCGGACACCAGTCGGCAGCAACCAACACCGGATACCGGTCGGCGGCAACCAACACCGGAGACCAGTCGGCAGCAACCAACACCGGATACCAGTCGGCAGCAACCAACACCGGATACCAGTCGGCGGCAACCAACACCGGATACTGGTCGGCAGCAACCAACACCGGATACCAGTCGGCGGCAACCAACACCGGAAACCGGTCGGCGGCAACCAACACCGGATACCAGTCGGCGGCAACCAACACCGGAGACCAGTCGGCAGCAACCAACACTGGAGACCAGTCGGCAGCAACCAACACCGGAAACCAGTCGGCAGCAACCAGCACCGGAAACCGGTCGGCGGCAATTGTTGATGGCAAAGACAGCATAGCCATAGTAACAGGCAAAGATAGTAAAGCCAAAGGAGTGTTAGGCTGTTGGATTGTTTTAACAGAGAGAGGTAATTGGGATGGAGAAACTTACCCTATTCTATCTGTGCAGGCATTCAAAGTTGATGGTAAATCTATTAAGGAAGATACTTTCTACAAACTTGTTGATGGTAAACCGAAAGAAGTAGAATAATTCAAAATTGAAAAAAAAATTGATCAAAAATGACTGAAATGATTTTTCCGCAAGAGGATAGAGATTTAAAACTTACCTGCAAGCTACATATTGATATGTTTGATAACTCTGTTAGATATTCATTTAAGTTGATGCAGCGAGCGAAGGGAAAACGAAAATGGCAAGATATAAGAGGGTATGAACGTCTATATCGTGCAAACACAGATATGGATGATATTTTAAGATACCTTAAAAGAAGTCAGGTGATGGAATTGGCTGAATTAGAGTATAAAAAATATGCTCCAGCAGAAAGTTTGTTTAACGTATAACAATATAATAATGAGCAAATTTAAAGTAGGAGATATTGTTCCATATCGCAATACGAGAGGGAACATAAAGAAAGCCGAAATAACTTCCTTTGAGACTGTAGACAACGGGAAGGTTTGGTTTCATGGTATTGATACGGATACCAAAGCAAAAGTCTGGTATCCTTTACATATATCCGAAAAAATAATTCAATAATAATTAGAAATGAGCAAAAATTTAGATATACCAGGAACGTATTACCTTGTGTCTTCTGATTTGAAAATAATCAATAAGAATACAGGTAAAGAAAATAAAGGTTGTACCGTGTCCGTATTAATGGAGGACGGTATCCGGCATTCGATAAAGAGAAGTCGTCTTATTTATGCGGCAAAAAATAAGATAAACCCCTTGTCTATCCCTAAAGGGATTATAATTGATAAATCCGGAGAGGGGATAGATAGGTACGAGTTCTATAAAAAGCACAAGAGGGGGAGTGTCATATGTAAATACCCAGTTGATATTAAAGAGTTTAGAAAATTAATTGAGTGTTTGGAAAAAGGTACTCCTCCGACATTTATGTTTGATTATCTGAAAGAAGTGGAAAGCTACTGTAAGTATCAATTGGAGAGATCGGATGAAGAAGCGTATGAATTAGCGGTAAATGCTATCAGCTTAACGATTGATAACGCAACCAATGGGCTATTTCCACGCTCTATAATAGGATATATACAAGGCACTGCAAAAAAATTGCTTGCGGCTAAAATACGATATAATAAAACTTTCCTTAACCCATTAGGTAAGCAATATGAATAAATATGATTTGTTTAATCTATTTGATATAGAAGATTTAAAAGACCTTCCGGGTGCAATTTCGGCTTTGTTAGAGGGTGATTTAGATGCTCGCAATAAAGTTTACAATGAACTGATACGGTTGAATAACAACGATATGTCTTTCGACTGGTTTCAGGAAATGTATGAAGCTGAATTGTCTGAGCGTAAACAAAAGGGACAGGATTTCACATGTCCTGAAGTGTCGCACATTCTTTCCGATATTATTGGGCAGAAAGGTACAACTATCCACGAGCCAACTGCCGGCTGCGGCGGACTACTCATAGTTGACTGGTGGCAACGTTGTAGTAAAAAGATGCCATGGGAACACTTTCCTTCGGAAAATATGGTAACGTGTTGGGAGTTGTCTGCCAGATCAATCCCTATACTTCTTTTGAATTTGTCTATTCGTGGGATCATGGGATATGTTTACCATGGTGATGTATTGACAGGGGAGATAAAGCAAAAGTATATTCTTCTCAATCACAAGAATGATACGCTTGCTTTTTCCGAGATAATCAAAGCTAATATTAACGATAAAATAGTATGTGATAATGAAATTGAAAGATGTGTATGAGGCTTGGATACCTATAAAGGAAAAGCAGGTCAAGGCTTCAACCTTGTCTGTTTACAAGATGATATTTGTTAAGGTTATCAATCCTGCCATAGGCAATATTGACGTTGAGCTGCTTAACAAGAAGGTGATTATTCCTTTTATTTATGATTCAATGGAAAAACATGGTCGCTCTGCAAAGTATTGTAATGACATTCTGATTGTACTGAAAATGCTTATACATTACGCGTCTGAAGAATTTGAAATAAACGTGCCCGACACTCGTTGGAAAATGGTTTGGCCAACTAAGGCGAAAACCGGAACAACTAAAGTAGAGAGGTACTCTCCTTCCGAATATAGGAAGATAGTAGACTATGCGATGGAAAACCCGTCTCCAAGAAATCTTGGAATATTACTCGCGATATGCACTGGAATGAGAATCGGAGAAGTGTGCGCGCTACAATGGTCGGACGTGGATATTGTCCAAAAGACGATCCATGTAAATAAAACAATAGAGCGGATTTATAACCCGGATGATAAAACCTCCTGGATCGAAATCGGTACCCCCAAAACAACATCGTCGGACAGGTATATACCAATCATGAAGAATATTCTTCCGCTTGTAAAGCGTTTTTTTGCGGTATGCAATCCCGACTATTATGTATGCACCTGCTCGGATCACTTCATTGAACCGCGAACGTTTAGAAATTATTACAATGTCTTTATAAAAGACAAGGTAAAGTTAAATCACTGCATCAAGTTTCACGGGTTACGGCACACGTTTGCCACTACTCTTATAGAGAATAAGGTGGATATCAAGACGACATCTACTCTCTTGGGCCATTCAGACATAAGCACTACGCTTAACATATACGTACATCCGTCTGATGAAGCGAAAAGGGAGGCCATGAATGTAGGATTAAAAAGAATATTCAAATAATTCAAATCTAAGTAAGAATGAATAATAAACAAGTGTGCGGTGAATGTAAGCTGTTTGCCAATGAAGACTCATTCGGCAATGGATGGTGCGAATTCCATCAGAAGGAGGCTTTCTGTGAGAATGTAGCCTGTGAAGATGGAATAGAGATAATAGAGGGAAAGCTTTCCCTTGATACGGACAATGACAATAGTAACCTTTTAAAATGATATAGCCAAAGCATTACAAGTATTTTCCCCGGTCCCAACCCGCCCAGCGAGAAAGGACTACATTAACCACTTCCGCCAGGAGAAGCCACTTGAAGGAATCTACTTCACCGGTTTCATGCGAGAAGTACTTGAAAAGAGATCCAGACGCAAGTCTGCAAACTATGCAGTAGTTTATGATGCAATCATGAAGCATATCGACCAATTCTCAGAGTTGTACGATTGCGACATTTTCACCAATTCGATTACTGAGGAATTTCTGGATGATTTCATAATCTACTTGGAGAACCAGAATTTAAGGCATAATACAATTGTTGGGTATATCTTAAAGATACAGTCTATGGTACGAAAAGCAAGTCAATATAATTATGCAGTAGATTCAACCTATGATGAGATTGATATGCGTCTGGAGGAGACAAACGCGGTGTTTCTTTCGATGAATGAGATCACAAGGATCTATTATTATAAGTTTACTAAGCAAGATAAAAGAAAGGCCAAGGAGCGTATTAGAGACTTGTTCGTAGTTGGATGTCTTACAGCCTTAAGGTACTCTGATTATTCTACGCTTACTAAAGATAATCTTCAGAATGGATATATAGTAAAACGAACGAAGAAAACCAATGTAGACGTAAAAGTGCCGGCTCATGACTATGTGAAGGAAATATTTGCCAAATATGATGGAAATATCCCAAACGGACTTTGCATCCAGTACTTTAACAAATACCTAAAGGTAATAATGAAAGAAATAGGGCTGAATGACCTGATAACATTCTCCTATACTCAGGGCGGGAAACTGGTAACTGTTACCCGTGAAAAATGGGAATTGATAAGCAGTCATACAGCTCGCCGGTCCGCTGCAACTAACATGTATCTTACTGGCCGTATGAAAACACTGGAAATCATGAAACTCACCGGCCATCGAACCGAGCAGAACTTCTTCCGGTACATCCGACTTACAGGTGAAGATACAGCCCGATCCATTTCGGGGGATATGTTTTTTAGAAAATGATAAATCAATGAATGACAATTTATACAGCAAAGCCATAAAAGAAGCTTTGAAAGTTGAGTTCCTTGCAAACAGTGAGGAACTCTTTTTATATGCAGGCGCTCTCTATTCTGCTATGATATGGGGTAGAGAAGTGGACGAGGAAAATAAGAAGATCCGGAAATTGAACCGGTCTGTAAAATAAAGAAAGAGCCAGCCCACACACGACTATGAACCAGCTCCTCACACGATTATAATGCAAATATACTATTTACTTTTAAAATAATCGTGCTATGGAACTGGATTTTAACAAAATAATTCGTCTTAAAAAAATCAGAATTGAGAAATCAGAACTTTCAGAAGAAGAAAACGCCTTAGCTTCACCGATTTTGAGAGATAAAAACCTTATTGGGGATATCTATAAAATCTTTGTTGAGTTATTGAATAGCAGAAGTCTTCCCCCTTGTATTGATAGTGTTACCCAACGGAAGAAGTTCATTTTCATTATCCTGTACCTATTTTCTCCAAGCTCGCTTGCCGGTGGGAAAATGACTGCCGGATTACGTGAGGAGATGTCGAGGGTATTGGGAATTCAGTCTAAGAGTACAATTTCCGACAATTGCGCGGATGTCGTGTTTCTCTATCAGAACTATGGGGATTTCAGCGGAGATATAGAGTATCTTTACACCGAAATAATAAATCGTTTAAAATTCAAAGGGCTAATCAATTGAAGGTGCTACCATAGCACGAAAAAGAAAGCCGGGGTTTATTGCTCCGGCTCTAATAATTTATATATTCGAGTTCTACACTTGTTTTCAAAGGTAGCTCGATCTTTTATATAGGATGTATATAGATCTATAGATTCTTTTTGAGCATTACTATATATATTACTTCTTTCTTGAAAAGCTTTACACATTACCTCTCTCTTTGCTTTTGTGTTTTCATATTCCTCTTTTTGTATCAACTCGATCTCTATGTTTTTCACTATAATTTCTCTGTAAGATTTTTGTATGATATTTTCATGTTTTGAGATTTCTTTAATTAATTCTAGAGATCTTATTTTAAGCTCATTGTCTTCTATGTAAAGGTTAAAAAGAGCTTGATTGCACTTCATAAAATAATGAGCGTTGTTTATATTTTCAATTTCTTGTTCTATAGCGTTATTGTCAGTAAATTTTGTAGGAACTCTAAATATAGAATTTTCTAAATTATATAAACTTTTTATAAATTCTATTATTGCATTTCTTTCTTCTGAAATGATTCCATATTGTACACCTGCAAGTAGTAGTAAGTTAGCTTTCAATTTTTCTGTTTCAGTAGCAAATGTACTTTTTACAGATTCAATTTCTTTGGTAATATCTCCAATATCTTTCTTTGTAGCAATATTTTTTCCTAATTCCGTGAGCATAGCAATTTCCTCAGAATCTTCTTTAACGGCTATATTTTCACCTTTTTTCTTTGCATAAGATTGATAAAATAAAAAGGCAATACTCCAAATAACATTCCCTATAAAGAATAATATTCCAATAATTAAATAATCCATATTTATTCTCCTTTCTCTATTTTAATTTTCTTTCCGCAGTGAGGACAAGTGATAGTGTTTTCTTCTTTATCTTCATTCAGCAAGTCGGTTATCCCTACGCCTAATGCCTTTGCTATTTCTCCTAACTTTCCAATGGTGGGGTTGCCGGACACTGCGGCATACAGGGCTTGATATGTAACACCCATTCTTTTAGCAAGGTCTTGCATTGTAATTCCTTGACTTTTGCAGATCTCTTGTACTCTTAACATGATATTCAAATTATAGTTTGATGCAAATATAGGAACAAAATTCAAATTATACATGGACTAATGGAAAATATATTCAAAAAATAATTTGAAAAATAATTCATCAAACATTTGTTTTATTCAAATTGAAATTTGATATTTGCATCGTAATAATCAAAGCATAGTTTGAATAACAATTAAAAGATATATAATTATGACACAAGAAACATTTAAACTGATAGATGCAGTTCAGAGTGAAAGTATAGAAGGCCAATGGGGCGTAGTACAAAACGTCAATACACGTGATTATTTTGGCACTAATGAAAGTATAAAACTTGACGGGCAATACTTGTATGTGTATCAAAAGAGAGATGGGTACTTCTGTTTTATAAGCAAGTTTAAGCCTACCTATACGTTGACCGTAGCAGATGACGAAGACATCAATATCTACAAGATTGATTAAGTTTAACCAGCAGGGCGAAAGCCCTGCATAACCTATAAGAATATGAACCAGCAGAGTAAATATGTAGTTCGCGAATCAATAGAGTGTGGTTGCAAGGTTTATGAGGTAGTAAACACTGAAACAGGTAATCGTATCAATTATTTCGCAGATTACGAATTAGCCAAAGAGTTTGCAAGGCGTCAAAATAACGCGGCAAAGAAACGTATGGCAGATTGACTGAAGTTCAATCCGGTAGCTTTCGGGCTACCACAATATACACGATTATGAAAGCAGATTTAGTTTTAGTTATCAGCCCTGAAGCCCCACTGATGAAACAACTGGGTAAAGTATTGGGTAAGATGGCAACCCCTTATGACTTCTCTACTATAGAGAGGGGTGAAAAGTACATCACCATACAGCATGACGAAACTGGGCTTGTAGTGGCTTATACAAGTGAAGAAAGATTGAATGTGGAACATTAAATATTGATTATTATGGGTGAAATAGCAGATAGTTTAATTAGTGGTGAATTTGATTGCATCACAGGTGAATATTTAGGTGAAGAGGTTGGCTATCCAAGAACGCACGCTTATGACAGACATGAATACATGCCACCGGTTGAAAAGAAGCCTACCTGCAAGGCGAATGTCTGTATAACCAACATGTGTAAGGACAGAGGTTTCAGTAACCGTGAAAAGATTGAATTAGTAGCCAAATTCTTGTATAGCAAAGGTTACAAACAATTGCCTAACCTATCCCATCAGTATAAAATCATTCACAGCCAATACAAGAATGATTTTAAAAAGTTTTTGGTTGAACAAGTAAAGCAAAAAAAATGATGAATAATATATTCACAATATGCTATTCAGAAGAAGAAGCAAACGAAATAGGTCACTTCATTTTGAGTAGAGGATACGAGGGTGTTCAAAATGATAGTTATAGATATTGTCGTGAAGCGATTTGGTGGGCTTTCAAAGAAGCTAAAAGGCATCATTCAAATTGCATCTACGTTGGCGTTGCAGGTTGTCAAATGACTGTATCAAAATCAAAGCGAGGTCTTAGACGAAATGGTCTTAAATACATAGAGAAAAGGCGAATGTTTTACAAATTATTAAGTAAGTATTGATAAATAGTTTATGAACTCAATAAACAAAAACGGTTGCAGCGTATGCCAGCCCGGTAAAGAGAATTACACTACCTACATAACGAAGTTAGGCAGAAAGAGAGTGAGAATGTACCAATACGACTATCGTACAGAAGACGGTGAGTTGTTTTCTTGTTGTGCGCCTACCTTAGAGGTGTGCAGAGAAAAGCGTGATAAATGGATGAAAAACAGATAAGCATGAAATACATACAGTTTATCCACCAAAAACCTGCATTATCTGGTTCTATTACAGTGAACGGCAGGTCTAAGAGTGGTATATTTATGCCTGAGTGGTCCAAATATAGCAACTCAATCATTTACAGGTATCATACGGATAGAGGCAACAAAGGTACAGGTGGGTTTAGTTTAAACCGTGCTTTCTTCTTGCTAAATTGTGGCAGGCTATCAATTTTACGACAATAAGCCGATTGTCGTGTATAACGATTGAAGATATTTCGTTATCTTTGATTGTGGTAGTACCTTTGGGGTACTATCTTTTATAGTATAAATTTTATAACGATATAGTAGTATGAAGATTAATTATAATGGTCAAGAGATAGAAGCGTATTCGCTCATAATGACAAAAGAAAACGCTTTAGATATTTTGAATGGTAAAAAGAGCATAGAAACGCGTATGCTTAGTGCCAAATATGAGAAAATGTTCACGGACTTTGCGCAAGTTGACGAAAATGAGAAATTGAGAAAAGCTGGACGTGAGGAGGAATGTCAGCCCATTTTGCGTACAGATATAGAAGCTATTCATTTTTATAGTACTGGTGCGCCATGGACACTTGATGTCGCCATTGATGAAATTGGTATAGGCGAAATAACAGAAGAAGGCATAAAATTCATGCACGATGAATTTGATTTTCACGATTTCGACAAACAATTAGAAGCGTTTAAAAAGAACCCACCTGAAGAGTTGCCGTTATTCTATTATTTGCATATTTGTGAGATTATCAGCCATTCGGGATTGAAATAACACGAGTCACTTAGGTGGCTTCATTTGTAGGTAAAAAGATTGTTTAACTAAAAAAATCGAGATTATGCCAGAAGTTTATGCTACTGATGCGAGAGGTAGAAAATACCGAAGTCGAAAGGATTATGAAGCAGGTCGTTTTCAATCTACCGGTAGAAATGCCGCTCAAAGAGCGAGAATTAATCGCCGTATAGGAGGTAGAGTTGTCTAATGAAGAAAGCGATAGATATAATTAAAGCTGTCGCAGAAAAGACTGACAGGGTTATATTGTTTCACTCGGCATCGGGTAAGGACAGTATAGCCCTTTTAGACCTTATATCACCCTATTTCAAAGAAATTGTATGTGTTTATATGTATGTTGTCAAAGACTTATCTCACATTAATCGATATATCAACTATGCCTGCAATAAATACCCGAATGTGAAATACATTCAGATACCACATTTTTCTGTTTATTCATTTAGGCGTATTGGTTACTTAGGATGTGTTAAGAACGAGAAGCAGAAACTGTACAATATGGCTCAACTTACCGATATAGTAAGGGAGAAATATAATGTTGAATGGGCTTTCTTCGGATTCAAGCAGTCTGATTCGATGAATCGACGTTTAATGTTACGTACATACGATATGAACGGAATCAATGAAGTGCAAAAGAAATGTTACCCATTGTCTGAATATAAAAACAAAGATATATTGGAATATATCAACTGGAAAAATTTGATAAAGCCTGAATCATATGATTTAAAACATCAATCGTCCGGTACCGATATTACTGACATTAATTATTTGCTGTTTCTTCGTAACAATTTTCCAGAAGATTTAGGAAGGATTATAAGCGAATATCCATTAGTAGAAAGAAAACTATTTGAATATGATTATGAAAGAGCTAAAACAAAGTGAAACAAGGATTATAAAGCGTTCTCAAATAAATCTCAATCCGATTAATCCTAAAAGACATTCCGATGAGAGGATAAAACTGCAAAAAAAGAACTTGCAAAAAGTAGGTTTTCTCGGTGGTATCGTATGGAATGAGAAGTCGGGTAATCTTATAGATGGGCATCGTAGAATAAAAGCAATGGATTTGCATTATAAATACAATGGTACTTCCGGTGCGGATTATAATGTTAAGGTTGAAGTCGTGAGTCTCGATGATAAGACTGAGAAGGAACAGCTTACATACATGGCAGTAGGAAATACAAAGCCAGATATAGACCTTATAGCTGGCTATATTTCTGATATTGATTATACGGATGTTGGATTGGATATTGGGGATCTTAACGATATCCTTTCTATAAATACAGCTATTCCTTCTTTCTCAGATTCTTTGGATTGTTTATTATCCCCTGTATCATTGTTCGATGAAATAGAAACTCCTGCAATGGATGAAAATACATACGAAGCTAAAAAAGAACACATGAAATCCATCAAACAGCTGGTAAAAGAATCCGCAATAGAAAGGCAACAGAATGAAGAAGCCTTTATAACATTATCTTTTTCTTCCCATGAAGCTAAAGATGACTTTTGCGACTTGCTTGGCATCAGTACAGATGACAAGTTTGTGAAAGGTGAGGAAGTGTTGAGATTGATTAAGTGACGAAAGTAACAAATACGCGCGCCCGTACGCAAGGATATGGCTAAGAAACCTAATATAGAAGATTTTAGAAAGATTCTCCGCAAATCTGGTGGAAATTTGACTAAGGTTGCGGCTACGTTTAAAGTAGCTCGGAAAACTATATATCAATGGGCAAAAGAAGATACGGAGTTCAAGGACGCCATATCCGATGAACGCGGTTCCCTAGTTGATGAATGCCTAGTTTCTGCCCGTGTTCTTGCATTGGGTATTCCTGAAAAGGATAAAGATGGAAATTTCGTAGGTTGGCGTGAACGTCCAGATGGCTATATGATTCGTTATTTGCTTTCTACATTAGGAAAAAACGAAGGTTTTGGGGAAGAATCAGAAGATGCCGATATCCCTACCGACATAGATCATGGTATTAGTATTGATTCCTGGATTAAAGACAAACTGAAATGATCGAACCCCAAGAAATATATCATCCGTTGTATGAGGATAAGGAGAAATTTATAATTCTTATCACCGGTGGACGTGGTAGCGGTAAATCTTTCAATGCTTCCACTTTCATCGAACGGCTGACCTTTGAAATGACAGAAGTCGAGAGGATTGTTCACCAGATTCTTTATACTCGTTATACGATGGTTTCCGCTGGAATGTCTATCATTCCTGAAATGATGGAAAAGATAGAGCTTGACGGAACAACTAAATATTTCAAGACTACCAAGACAGATATAATCAACAAAATGACCAAGAGCCGTATCATGTTTCGAGGTATCAAGACATCTTCCGGGAATCAGACGGCGAAACTGAAATCCATTCAGGGTATTACTACTTTTGTTTGCGATGAAGCGGAAGAGTGGACGAATGAAGAAGAGTTTGACAAGATTATGCTCTCCATCCGTAAGAAAGGGATTCAGAACCGGATTATTATTATAATGAACCCCTGCGATTCCAATCACTTCATCTATAAGAAGTACATCGAGAACACTCATAAACTGGTGGAGATTGACGGTGTGCAAGTCCAAATCTCCACGCACCCGAATGTGCTTCATATCCATACTACTTACCTTGATAACTTGGAGAACCTTTCTCCTGAGTTTTTGAAAGAGGCTGAGGACATGAAGGCGAACAATCCCGAAAAGTATGCTTATGTGGTTATCGGACGCTGGGCTGATGTAGCGGAAGGTGCAGTCTTTAAGAAATTTGGCATAGTAGAAGATTTTCCATCATGGGCTAAGAAGGTGGCCAATGGTCTTGATTTTGGGTTTACTCATGATCCTTCGGCTATTATTCGCTGTGGAATTGTGGATAATGACTTGTATCTTGATGAGGTATGCTATAAAACGGGCATGCTTTCTTCTGACTTGATAAAGGAGCTAAGAAAGCACGATTTGTTTGTATATGCAGAAAGTGCTGACCCTCGTTTAATTCAGGAAATAGCCAATGGTGGTATTGTTATATACCCTGTACAGAAGGGCGCCGGTTCTATTGTTGCAGGTATTGACAAGATAAAGGACTTCGATAATATATTTATTACCAAAAGGTCATATAATCTAATAAGGGAAGCGAGAAATTATGTATGGGCTAAAGATAAAAATGGAAACTATATCAATGAGCCGGAGGACCATGATAATCATGGATGGGATGCCGTTCGGTATTATGTGAACGGAAAGATTTTAGGGAATATTATAGCTCCTCAGAACTATTCTAAGTCAGATTTAGGAATTTATTAAAATATGAGATTATGAATAACTACTTGCAGCAGATAATGACTTACTTCCGCAATCTTGCATTAAATTCAGCAGGTGTTGAACGGGACTTGTATCAACTCATCCAAGATGGTGATATTGATACGGCTATTGATATGATGCAGAACCGAGACGATGAAGTGGATTGCTCCATAAAAGAATACAACCCTCAGACACATGATGTCATGTTCAGACCGAATAAGTACCGGAAAAACTCAGATGATTATATTACTGAGAAACTCCCTCGCTCTCGGCAGAGATACATCAATGAGGTAGAGTTGTTTTTCCTTTTGGGGAATCCAATCAGATGGAAGAAAGAAAATGGTTCAGATGATGCTTTCGCTCTGTTTAAAGACTTTATAAAAAGCACTCGATTCAACTCCACTATAAGACAAGCTAAGAGGCTTGCTGGTGCTGAAACAGAATCAGCTAAGGTTTATCACCTGTATAGAGATGATAGGACAGGAGAGAGACAGGTGAGAAGCAGAGTTATAGCCCGTTCCAATGGATACAAACTTCGCCCGCTATTTGATCAGTACGGGAATATGACTGCATTTGCCTATGGGTACAAGCTAAAAGAGAGTGGGAGGACAGTCCAGCATTGGGATATTCAAACCCCGGATATACTTTTCTTCTGTCGGAAAGGAAATATTGGGTATGAAGTAGAATCTTATCCGAACCCTACAGGAAAAATTAATGTACTGTATTATAATCAACCTAAAGCGTGGGACGGAGCGGAACCAAGATTAAAGCGTGAAGAGATTTTGGATTCAAAAGTAGGAGATACCAACAATTACTTTGCAGATCCAATTGCAGTTGCTTCCGCTGATGTTATTCAAATGATGGCGGACCCTAATAAGCCAGGCAAGCTGATTCAGTGCCAAGGGGCTAATTCAAAGTTTGAGTATGTCAATCCTCCGCAATCATCTGAAACCAGAGAGGCAGAGAAGCAAGATTTGAATGATTCCATCCTGTTTGATACATTCACTCCTGATTTCTCTTTCGATAAGATTAAAGGTATGGGCACCCTTTCCGGGGATGCAATCAAAAATGCTATGATTTTAGGTTATATCAAGAGGGATAACCGAAAGGAAACTTATGAGGAACTTGTGGATCGTGAGAAGAACTTGATCATTAGTATTCTAAAATATCTCCATCCAGATAAAACTGCTGAACTGGATAAACTGGAAATCTCCTTTGATTTCTCGGAACCGTTCACTGAGGATAAACAGAAAACATGGTCGGCTATTGGTAAGTTGTATACTGATGGTATTGTTTCGTTGGAGCAAGCTGTTCAGATGTTAGCTTTGACTGATGCTCCTGAAGAAGAGGTGGAAAGAATCAAGAACGCAAAGCAAAATGAGAAAATAATATCTTAAAAAATGACTTGGTTTCGGATGTTTAGTCAGAAAAATTACGGGGTTATAAATTTTGATAGATGAAAAATAGAACATTTGGCGGTGATTCTTCGGAGTTACCGCTATTTTTTTTGTATCGGTTATAAATATTAGAATTTAATTTTGAAAAATAGAATCTTATTCTTATCTTTGTCACATGATAATTGAGTAACCAATGAGAATATTTACAGAACAAGCGTTAAAAGAATATGCAGAAGATCACCCTGATTCAAAGGTGGCTTTACAAGAATGGACTACTATCGTTAAAAGAAGCGAGTGGACTTGTTATGCTGATGTCAAGAAAACATTTAATAGCGTTGATAATGTAGGTAATCAGCACTATGTTTTCAATATTAAAGGTAATAATTATCGTTTGGTAGTAGTCATTAAGTTCACTGTTAAGTTTGTGTATATTCGCTTTATTGGTACTCATAAAGAATATGATAAAATAGACTGTGCTAATATTTAGGATTATGACAAAGATAGAAAATCAAACCCAGTATGAATGGGCGGTGAAAAGAGTAGAGGAACTTCTTCCATTGGTGAAGGATGATACCCCATTGAACGACCCGAATAGCATAGAATTGGAGCTACTTTCTAATTTGGTTGCTGATTACTCAGAGGAACACTTCGCTCTGGGTGAACCGTCTTTGGTTGACGTTTTAAAACTTCGCATGTATGAAATGGGACTTAACCAAAAGACTCTTGCAAAATTAGTAGGTGTCAGTCCCTCACGTCTTAGCGATTATATTTCTGGGAAGTGTGAACCAACTTTGAAAGTTGCCCGTGAAATAAGCCGAAAATTGAATATTGACGCTAATATTGTGTTGGGAGTATAATTTCTCTAATTACATTATTGAAGTTTTACTTGGAAATTTACTATCATGAAAAAAAGGCGAAAGAAGATAGTGTTATTATTAGGTGCAGGTTTTCCAATGATATGGGGAGCTCCATCGTCCAATAAACTTCTTAATAAAATAATAGAGGATAGGAAGTATATATATGATAGTGATAAAACATGGGGATTTTTTTTGTATGACACTTTAGTCTCATTTTATGAGGGAGGAGAAGATACAAGTGTTAATTTTGAAACGGTACTTGCCGCTTTAGAAGCAATCTTAAATTATTATTTTGCTACAACAAATGGAGGAAGGACTACATATAATACTTCATTAACTCCTGCAATTTTTACTATTAAGGAGGCCATTGGTAATATAGTTAGCCATGAAGGGGATGTAAGAAAGTATTGCTTTGATATGTATAAACATTTTGTTCAATTAATATTGGACTCAATTGAAGATTATGATAGTAAAGTTTATGAGCAAGAGGGGATAAATATTTTATTCAATAAATTTATAATGAACTTATTGAGTAAAAATTATTCGGTAAAAATATATTCAACAAACTATGATTCTGTTGTTCCTCAGATAATATCAAATGTGAAAATTTATACAGGGGAACAATGCCGGTTACATCAAGGAATAACATATAAACCAGATTATATAAGAAATAGAGAATCGAGATTAAGTTATTTTAGCTTGCATGGATCTATATATTGGGATATTAGATTTAACTATGATAATTATTACGAAGTGGTGAAATCTTCGTTTGTTGAAGGCGTCAAGCCTTTATCGGCTGATGGCGGAAATCCTAATGAACAGTTAATCTTCAGTCCAATTATTGTTGGTTATACGAAAACTCAAAGATGTATGTCATTTCCCTTTAGTATTGGTTTTACAAATTTTATAAATGATTGTTGTGATTGTGATAAGATACTGACTATTGGTTATTCGTTTTCTGATCCTCACATTAATAGTATTATTCACAATCATATTAATCATCGAAAGGTGCAATTGATTAATATTGGATTAGTGGACAACAATTGTAGTTTTGATGATACAAATGAATATTTGAGAATTTCAGGATTTGTAAAGAGAATATATAAAGAAAGAGAAGATGAAGAATGGTTCTATAGTGTTAATAATGAGTTTTTATCATATAAAAAAGGTACTGCGTTGTTTTTAGAAAATGTAAATAATTGGAAATGTGTTAGTCGTATATGAGTTTATTGTTGTAAAATAAACATGAACGTGATTCTTTCGAGTTTCACGTTTTTTTATTTTATTTTGCTACAATCATTCCATTGTCGTGTATCACCTATCTAATTTTTTCCCTTCTACCTGCTTACTGACTACTTTTATACCGTATTTACGACAATGGCTTTATTGTCGTGAATGGGAGGCTTAAATATTTACTCATCATTTGTATTGTTGGTATTTTTACTTCCGCAAATTGAATTTTAAATTTAATAATTCATACGATATGAAAGAAAAGATTTTCCAAAAGCTAAAACAAGAATTTTCCCATCTTGGGTTAGGTGATGTTATTCTACAGGCACATGCTGACAGTCTTGCGTCTATCGGTCTTGTTACTGACGAAAACATCGACACTGTTATTTCCGCACAAAAAGGATTCCTTGAGAACCTTCAGAAGACGAGTGACAAGCGTGTCACTGATGCTGTTTCCAAAGCTAAAGCTGATGCTAAAAAAGAGCTTGAGACGGAAGAAGCACGGAAGAAGGCCGAGGAAGAAGCTAAAAAGTTGGAAGAACAGGCTAAACGGGAGAAAGAAAAGGATATGCCGGAATGGTACAAGGCAGAGAAAGCAGCCACTGAAAAAACAATCCAAGAGTTACTTAACACAAATAAGACTCTGTTGGAGGGTTTGAATGGCATCAAGGAAGAGAATGAAGCTTTCAAGGCTGAAAAAGCTACTGCCGAACGGAGCAATCTGATCGTATCCAAAGCCAAAGAATTGGGCATACCACAGTGGCGAATTGAAGAAGGCTTCTCTATTGCATCCGATGCAAATGAGGAAGCAATCACTTCACATCTCACTACGGTAGCGAACAATGTCAAGGCGCAATTACTACCGGGTAATAAGAATTCATTCCCTCTGTCTGACAATAAGCCTGACAAGGGAGAAGTGGATGCTATTGCCAAATCATTAGTTGGTTAATTAAAAAGAACGAGATGACAAAAGCTAATTTAAACAATGAAAGAGAGCAGATAGTCTTCGGTGATGATTCAATCGTCATCCAGAAGTATATCTCCGGCATAAAAGGCGGCCGGACGCTCGATGTTACCGGTTTTGTAGATAAGGTAATCAAGACCGGTCATGTAATTATCCGTAAGGACAGTGACAGCACCTATAAGCCTATGCCTGTATCTGATAATGCCTATGCTGCATTACCGGAAGGACATAGTTATGCGGGTGTGTTGTATCGCAGCATACGGACAGCAAAACCGTTTGCGTCAATTATGACGTGGGGAGAAGTAAACGATGTGGCAAAACCCTATGATATGGCTTCCATTCTGGATGCATTCAAGGTAGCTTGCCCTCATATTGATTTCATTAAAGACGAGGAGGCGTAGTAAATGGAAAAATCACTTTATTTCGAGTATGTTCAAAGATTCTTTCCTCAGTTGGTTCTTTCCATCATTGAGAGATTGAACGAAAAGAGAGCTAACCAGCTTCCTTACATGTATAAGACGTTGCTTACACCTGATTTTTCAGCCGATGGACGCTGGTCCAGTATTCTGGCAGAATACAATCGTGTAGCTGCTGATGTCGTTTCTTTGGATTCTGAGCTTCCGTTGAAGACTCGTGATTCAATAGAAACTGCTTCCGGTGAAATACCTAAACTTGGTATGAAACTGTATCTGACTGAAAAGCAGATGAAGGATATTGATGCAATGGTTGCTCAGAATCTTCCTCTTAACCAGATTGTGAATAAGATTTTCAATGATCTTCCACGCTGTCTTGAAGGTGTATGGGAGCGTATTGAAGATATGTTCCTCTCTGAGCTGTCAACAGGTATTGGTTTGAGTGAACGCAATAACGGAACTGGTGTTCGCCTCGATGTTGGTTATTATGCAGCCAACAAATTCGGTGTGTCTGTTTTGTGGGATGATCCGGATACATCAACACCTCTTGACGATATGCAGAAGGTATTTGATAAAGCTCTGGAAGATCAGAATACGGTCACTGACATCTGGTTGGATGATGCAGCTTTGAAAGGGCTCTATCAAAGTAAACAAGTCCGCGGTCAGTATGCTTTTGATAACAAGGTTACCGCTCAGGAAGGTGTTGGTGTCCCGGCACTGGATTTCGACAAGGCGGCTCAGGTTGTAAAAACCAAATGGGATGTAACCCTCCATCGTGTTGCCCGTAAGATCAAGACGGAAATCAACGGTGTTAAGAAATCCCACTCTCCTTGGCAACAGGGTATGGTGGTATTCACTTGCGATGAAAAGCTTGGTTCTTTGGTATGGACCAATACTGCAGAAGTAACTCGTCGGGTTGCCGGTGTTGAATACCAGGTGGCAGATGAATTCATTCTGTTGTCCAAGTATTCAAAGAACGACCCATTGAGGGAATTCACTTCTTCTCAGGCTATGGTTGTTCCTATCATCAACAATGTTGATAGAATTTATACATTGGATTCAAAAACTATACAGGCATGAAAGTAAAGGTTACAAGTGTTTTCCGTGACAAGTTCACTCATCAACTATATAGTGTTGGTGAAGTTGTTGAATTTGAAGACGAAGCCCGTGTGCGAGACTTGGAAAATCGCAAACTTGCTGAGTGTGTCGAAGAGGTGAAGGGTCTTGGAGAAGAGAAAGAGGATAAACTCTCTCTCTTTGAAAAGGAGTTCGAGAAAAAGGTTTTGGTTGATGCTTTGAAAGCTATTGGCGAGAAGGCTGCAATGAATATGAAAGGGGAAACCCTGATGGCGAATGTGGCTGCTTTGGATGAAGAAACAATCGCAAAACTGAAAGAGGCATTAGGCATTGAGGTATGACATCACTTGACTACATAAAGCAGAGATTCTCCTACATCGGTGAAATATCCGATGTTGGAGCTTTTGATTTCGCTTTTGATTTCGGGTTTGAGACAGAAGGAGAGGTGACAGATGAGGAAAAGAAGGTTATTTCGGGCTCTATCAGCGAGTTTTTGAATAAGAATATACTTCACCCTACATCTATTGGCGAAAACGGCTTTTCGACCTCTTGGAGTGCTGATTCGATAAAGAACTACTCTCTCTTGATGCTTCGGAAATATGGGATCACTCTGAATGATGAAACATCTGCTTTGGTAGGCCTGAGTACGATTAAGGATGCTTCAAATCTTTGGTAACTATGTATTACGCTCCACACATATTACAGGTTAAGGTGATTACACCGATGGACAAGGATGAGTTTGGGCGACCAATTCCCGGTACAGGTGGCGAAAGCTGGCAGGATGTATGCAAATGCCGTTGTGATGATAACTCGACTAAAGAGTTTACGTCTGCCAACGGTGAAGTATATCGTCCTAATTATCATGTAGTGTGTGAGAGAAGAATCACTGTCAAGGCAGGACAAGAAGTTCGTTGCATGGATGGTGAGACAATAAGAGGCCAAGGCGAAGTTTATACAGTGAAGAGTACCAATTTCTTTAACTACTCAGAGTTATGGATGTAGATTCCGATTTTTCTGATGTTGAGCAGTTCTTTCAAGACGGAGAATGGGAGGTTGAGAAGAAGATGATTGATGTGGGTGATGAAGCCGTGAAGTACGCAGAGGAAAACGGAGATTATAAAGACCACACACTCACTTTGAGAACGTCCAATGATTACGATGTTGACGAAAGCGGTTTAACTTTGAAAAATGAAGTGGAATATGCTTCATCTGTAGAATCCAAAGGATATGACGTTTTAAGTGGTGCCGCTTTATACGCGGAGAGACGATTAAAAGAAGAATTTGAATGATAGTAACTACTGACATAGGGAACATCCTTTATCGAGATTGCAAGGTTTTCGACATTGAACTGGTTCCTTCATGGGATAAATTGAAGAGCGAATTATATTCCGAAAAGATGGTTATCATAACTAAACGTCAACAGCCGGGGAAATATTGGAAAAAAGGGTTTGTAGAAGTAAACTTATGCGTCCCCGACCTTGATGATTTAGGCACTGCTAACACTATCCGTTTGAATGAAATAGAACGGCAAGCTAATTTAGTATTTGATAAGGTGGTAAGTTCCTATGACGGTACGACCTATCGTTACTCCATCGATTCAATCGGTACAGAAGCGGACACAGCTTTGAAGTGTCATTATGTGAATGCGAGAATTTTATTTGAAGTGTTAAATGTAAAAAAGTAAATATTATGATTACAGCAGTAGAAATTGATGAACTGTATTACGCAGAACCTATTGTATCTGTTACAGACAAAACCGCAGGATTAACAGGTGCGGAAGTCGCTGCCATTCTGAAGAATGCAACAACCAAAGAGGTGAAAAACGTACATGGTGATACATATCAGTACGAAGAAGCAGAAGCAAACGTCACGAGGTACAAAAATGCTTTGACTGGCGAATATTATCGTGAGACTTCAGAACCGGGTGAAGTGAAAATCAACTTTACTATTGGTGAATATGACTACGAGACCAAAAAAGACTTGCAAGGTGGTAATGCTACCGATAAGTCCTGGGAGAGAGGTAAGTATAAACCTATCTATAAGTGCGTTATTGGTAAGACCAAAGATGGTGTATACGTGGTATTCCCGAAAGCTTCTATCAGTGGGCGCGGCTCCAACACGGATAAAGCTATTGGCTTAGCGGTAAGTGCTACTCCCTTGTCTCCGGGCGTTGAAGGATTGACTTCCGAGAAATGGTTCGATGAATCCGAAGTTGTGGTCACACCGGAAGGTTGAGGTAAAATGATTGGTTAATGAAAAGGGTAGGGCGGACGGCGTTTGTCTTACCCTTTTAAATTTTAGAAGAATATGAATCAAGCAGCAAAGATTGTATCAGCATCAATAGTTGGAGCTGATTTTGTGAATGTAATGGTAAACAATAAAGCTTACTCTATCTTTCCCCCTACAATTCATAAGCTGGCAGGGGCTGGCATGTATCTTTCGGAATTGGGTGATGAACAGAACCTGAAAGATATGATTAAGAGTATTAATGGTTCTGAAAACCTTGCTCATGCCCTCTCTTGGATAATCCAAGATGATGATAGTCTATTTGAAGAACTATCTCAAGGCTCCTTTGATGAGCTTGTAGATGCCATTAATGTGGCTTATTCTCTTATCTCAGTGGAAAATTTTATGAAGCTATCAACTTTAGCGAAGAACGTAGCAAAGTTGATAGCAAATCAGAAGTAATCGGGAATGATTGCTTGTTTGGGCAGATTGCAACGTTCTGTGATAATTTGTGTCTGTCATACCATGAAGTGGTTTACGAAATCTCTTACCGGAATCTGATCCTGATGCAGAAGGATAAGTTACGTACGGTGTATAGTGGTGAGAAAGTAAGTAATACATCAGGGAAGGATATGCTGAAGAGGAAAAAATAACCCTGTATTATAAAAGTATTTGCCTTTAAAGGAATTTGTTAACTTATTTGTTGTTAATATCAATTTTATTTTTCATCTTTACAACTGAAATTTAACAAACAAAATAGCGGCATCTATTTTGAATAACATAAGGGAAATTTAAAGGCTTATGGAGTAGGGACATGCCGGTCCCGAAACATAGGCTTTTTGTATAATGACTAATTCTAATATTGAAGAACTATTAAGAAATGTGAAGTCTATTGATGATAACACACAGTATTGGTTGGTGAGAACAATGGGTGGTGATTATTATGAGGAATATGTGAAAAATGGCTATGTGGCTATTGGATATAATGAAATAACAGCAAATGATCTATTGCATCTGCCAACTAAAGATAAGCTTGCAAGAAAAGCACTTCAAGCAATGTTGGCTGATAGACGAGAAAAATTGAAAAACACAGGATATCCTTCAGCTCAAATGCTTAGATTTTCTCGTGAAATGAAAATAGGAGATGTTGTTATTGTTCCGAGTTCATCATCTTTTCAAGTCAGTTTTGGTGTTATTTGCAGTGACATGTATGAAGAAACAAAGGGATTGCATATTGAAGGTATGTGTCCATTTGCAAAGAGGCGTAAAGTGAATTGGTATAAAACTTCTTTACGACATAAATTAGCTCCAGGATTACAGTTAATGTTCAATTCAAGACATATAATATCCGAGGTGAATGGATATGCACCAGCTATAGATAACTTGCTAAATGATTTTTATACTAAAGGAAATGAAACCTATCTAGTATTGCGAGTTAGACAAAATGAGACTTTGTCAGCGGATGATTTTACCTTAGTTGGGGATTTGATGGAGCTATTTAATGAGTATTCTAAGGAATTCAATATGGGATTGACTTCTGAGGATATTAAGATGAAAATGCGTGTGCAGTCAGAAGGAGATATTCTTGCTTTTGCTCAGTCCCCCGAAGGCATTGCTGTGATAGGTCTTATTATAATGTTTATTAAAGGAGGAACATTTACCATTAATTGTAGCGGCTTTCATTTAGAAACAAAAGTTCCTAGTCCTGGTGAGACTTTTGCTAAAATAGCTCATTCTGTTAATTGTTTTTTAAATGATAGTAGTAGAAGAAAAACAGTTAGTAAATTAAGGAAAAAGCTAGACAATATGGATATTGAAACTCCTAATGCTATTATTGAGATGATGAAAGAATTGGGTAAAGAAGAAAAACAAGAAAATAATAATGAAAATGATTAGTTATTATATTTTCGGGGATGATAGCATCTAAAAGTAAATATAGAGCCTAGGATAACTGATAATATGTATACAATACAATAATATTGGTTAGGAACTTGCATGTTAAATATATTAGGTATCCATTTGAATATACAACTTATGCTCCCACAACAAAAAAATAATGTTCCGGTATAAGAAATTATATTATGGATAATTTTTTTCATATCACAAAGGTATGAATTTAATGTGGATTTCAAAAAGTTGTAAGGACTAAAGTGAATAGGTAGATTCTGTTAAAAATGGATGATGGGTAAAGTAAAAGCCGGATGTTATTCCGGCTTTACCTTCAACAATTCTAATATTTGTTCCATTGTTATTTCAGAAATTCGATATGAAGGATATTGCTTTGAAAATAAATTAATAATATTTCCGTCTTTTTTGATTTTACATCCTTGTCGCACTCCATCTATAATAAATAAATCTTCATGTAACTGTTCTTTAAAATCATTGTAAGTAACAGTAACATACTTAAGTAGGTGAATTTCGAGATACGCTTCTTTTATATCTATAGATTGTTTATATAAATTATGAAAGAAATCCATGTTGCAAAAAGTGTAATAGTATTCAATTATTCCTGTATAATTATTAGTTGGACTACTTGTGTCTAAAATATCATTGATGGGCAAGTATATTTGTTTTGGAGTTCCTCCGTTTAATGGAGAATATTTACAAAGAAGAAATACTTTTTTATTCGTTGTAAAATTGTATGCATATCCTCCTACATTTTCAATTGTAAGTTTTTCACTATCGTTAACCCCCTTCCATGAAAATTGTTCTGAGGAGATTTTAATGAGAGGCATATTTAGCAATTCTTCATTCTCAGCTTGTCTAACAGTGGTTTGATATGAGCTTATTGAGACTGTTAGTGCCATAGCACTTAATAATATAGAACTAAATATCTCAAAAAAGATTTTGTTCCTCTTTAAAAACTCTCTGGTTCTATTAATGTATGTGTTTTTCATAATATTACTGCTCTTTAATTGTGTATCTCATGATTATTGGCGACATATGGGGCGTTTGGTATTAATAGTTATTCTCTCTAAATTTACGCAAAATAGTCACAGTAATTACTAAAAGCACTTCTTAATATATTAGAACAATCTACCGCTTTTATTTTTTCTGTAGTACCATCCTGGTAATCAATATCTATTAGTCCGAAATCTATTGCATTCCCAACATTATAATGAATATCATAAGATGTATAATTATTAACATGGAAATGGTTTTGGGGATAGTCAGCTAATGCTAAAAAAATACGTAGAAAATTATCTTTATTACTAATTATCAAATCGCTTTCTCTTAATTTGTAAATTGCAGTTTTCATATCATCAAAAGTGCTAAACATACTTCTTATAAAATCGAGTATATTGACGGATAATATATTAGTAGCTAAGCATCTTCTATTCCCAATTTTTAGTACCCGATTATTTTGATAGGTCTTATGGAGGTATTTTAGCAAAGTTCTTATGTTCACAGCCTTGCTTTTTATTAAGGATGAAAGTATTTCTTCACACGATATGCAGGCTAAATTGCATACATCGTTTATTCCGATTTCTTGATTTGATTGAATAGAGGTTAGAATATCAATAATAGATTTTATTATGTTTTTCGTATTGTCAAATTGATAAACCTCTTTACTGTAGAATTTATCAATATATCCATTGAAGTCTACAGCGATGCCATATTTAGAACTGTATATATTTCTGATATTATCAATGTCGCAAACAATAATTATTTTATCAAATCCAAATTTGTGTTCGTTCGTTTCATAAAAGTTGTCATGAGCAGATAATACATTTAGTATTCTAAATATGTGTTCTGGGTCTATTCTGTCTAAATCATCAATTATTAGTACTATTTCCTTTTCGCTATTTTTGAGAGAATTTATCAGATTACGAATTAATTGTGTAATTGCATTATCTTCGAATATTGTTCCAGATTGCTTTGTATAGTTTTTAAGAAAGCCAATAGCATCTTCCTCTTCATCAATCGAAATGTCTTTTTTATAATCTTCTATTTCTCTTTTGAAATTGATGATTTTTTCAAGAAAATCAGTTCCAAACTTTATTTTCTCAGTCATTTTGAGAAGATTGGCAAGCAGTTTATTAGAAGATTCTAATATATACATTTGCGTTGCCAATGAAAAAGAACATTCTTCTTTTTTTAAATTTGCTCCTACACGAATTAGCTCAAATAAGATGTCAACTTTAATATATTCGAATATATCCTCATTGCTTGAAACAATGTAATTTATTGGGGTTAAATATATGGGTGTATATTTATCATTATTCTCAAAATACTTTCTTAAAAAATAGGTTTTCCCGATTCCAAATATACCCGAAAAAACAATGTTATTATTGCCATCTTCGGATAGAAAAGTATCAAAACGAGATAGTTCGTTTTTTATATCAATGTCCATACTTTTATTCCTCCATTTTAAACCCTGTTATTAATCACTTTTAGTCTGTAATGTTGAACTGACAATAAATATGACTATAATCTCTTACCCAGACAATGTCTTCTATTACAAATTCTTTATTCAGTGTGATGAGGTCATTATAGCCAAAGATTGGGGATTTACTGCTTTTATTCATCCTCTGTAATGAATCATTTGCCATTGTGACGTTTTTACCATCTCGGAATGTAACAAACCAATATAAATTGACCTTATCTCCCTTTTGGGGGAGAAGAGCACAATCCCAATTATCTTCTGTAACTGTAATTGAGTATTTTTCCAAATTAAATACAATTTTCATAATATCTTATTTTTAAAGGTTTTCCGCTAACTTTTTTATATCCGCAAACATACTTACAAAAAACAAGGAATGCAAAAAGTATAAAGAAAAATGTTGTAGGTAAATAAAATAAGCTGGAGTTGAATGCTCCAGCTTTTATGTTCAGAAAGGCAGTCCCTAGAGTCGTGTGGGGACTGCCTTTTAACTGAGTGCATACCATTCCTAATGGCATACGTATTATTGCAAGGTTGCTATATATTATAAAGTGGATAAAGTGATGAAAAAAAGGAAATATAAAATTATGGAAGAAACTGATAGAATCGTTTCCTTAAGGTACTATGGGGGTGAATATACTTATGCTAAGATTGGATATAAGTCAGTGGATGATTATTTGGATAAAGTCGATAAAGAACGCAAACATTGGGAAGAAGTAGACAAACGTATCGCCGCCCAACGTGCCGCCATGTCGCCCAAAGAACGTGTCCGCCAAGACGAAGCTGACCGTGTAATCTTTGAACGATGGCAGGATGAAGCTAACACTAATGCCATTCTTGATGAAATTGTTATCGAAGGGGAAGATCCGGATTTTAATCCTTTCAGACTAGATGATGATTAATTTTTGCTCATATAGACGTAATGACACAAAATGTAATATTATTCAATAGGAAGTTATGTGTATGATCGAATAGCGGGTAAAGTAATGATATAATTTTGCATTAAGCTTAATAAGACGGAAAACGCTGCAGTGATTTAGTCTTTTATGGAATGTCGTAAAGCTGACAAGGTAAACTTCTGAGATTGACTCATATATAATACAAGAATCTGGCAGAACTTTTATCTCAAAACTGGAAATCTCAAAACTTAAAAAAAATCAAGTCGTCTCTGAATATTTTATAAGTTTTTACAAAAAAGACAGAAAGACTTAAAAAAGAAAAAACATTGATGAAAGACGGAGTGAAACGAATAGTTACAATTATTAAATGAACTAGAAGTTGAATTTAAACATTGATTAGTGATAGAAGGTAAAGTTGGAGGTTTTGATTAATCCTTGGGTTTAGAGATTTTAAGCAAGGGCAATTGTTTGTTATCTAGAACTTTTTTGGTTGTCTTTTTGAAATAGAAGCAATGAGGAGTTGTGTATTTTAATATATCTAAATATAGCTCATAATATTCTTTGGCTTGACTACCATAGTCTGGCAGCGATTTAGGATAAATAAAATCTATAAGTATCATTGTTTTGTAAAGCGTACAGTTAGAAATCTTATTTAGGAGTTTTATTAAATTTTCATCCTCAAATATAATACTTGGTGATGATAAAATCCTCTCTATTAATTTTAAAGTGTCCGTTCTTATTTCTTTTAAATCAATTTTATTGAAGCCTATAGGATTATCTGGCATTCCTTTTATTCTCAAGAATATTTTGTAGTTTTCAGAAATAGAAGACTTACTAAATATATTCGAATTTATTTTATAAAATTCAGTTGGTACTATTTGGGAGTAATTATAGTCATCCTTGAGGAGTTTTATGTTGTTTTTAATAGCAATATGTATTATCATGAATTGCATATTTTCAGCCAAATAACGGAGGTTTATAGAATTTACTTCTCTTGCTGTTTTAGCTTTTTTCTCATCAGGCAAATAAACAAGCATGATGTAAAATAAAGTACTGGTAATTACTCCAATACTAAGGTCTACGATTAAGTTGTTTATTTTATCCATTTGGTCAATAGAGTAGTTGGATTCAATAGATGGAATCCAACCAAAAACGATTTGAATTAATAGGATTATTGAGATGACGTTTAGCGCTGCTAAGATTATATGTAGTGTTTTCATTTTTAGATTTTCAGAAAAAATAGGCAAATAATTGCTCTGCTCAGTTGCGGCTGGTGTAGAAAGCGAGAACATTACTTCCCTCACTCTTTCCACAATGCAAATGTATAAAATATCTCTGATAAGTAAAAGGTTATCCAAATTTTCCCTTTCTTCTTAACGTTCCTAATTGGATAGTACATTTATTCTTTCCGTACAGTTTTTTCTCTATGTGAAAATGAACTATAGATAGACGTACTTATTCTTAATTGTTCAGCAGAGAAAGTGTCGTAAATGGGAGTTTTTGAACCGAAATAAAAATGCTTCTCTGATTTTACGTTCATTTCTATCGATTCCGTAAATTCTACGTAATATACTTTACTCATTTGTTTCTTCTTCCTTTTTAGGAATAAACAGTTTAGGTTCTATTGGATATAGTCGTTTATACCGGTCCGCTATCAGATTCTGTAGGTTATGTATAAATGGAACTCCGATATATTCGCACCCCATTAATGCGTCTTTTGTGGGCTTTTCCATGATACAAACATAACCTTCTTTTTTTGTTATATCAATAACAATATAAGTTCCATCCTCTAATGACAATTCTTTTTCATACACTGTTATTCCCACAAGGCCGTAGAGATGTTCTTTCTGAATCTTAGCATATCCTATACTTGTAAGAGTGCTCTCATTAACAGGGATGGGTTCTATTATATTTCCACAAAGGTTACAGTCTAAGTCTAAATGATTGTTATTATCTGCAACAGTAATAATGTTTCTATCATAATCTATTGCTATTATTTTCCTATATTCTTTGGTGAAAGTCCTAGGATTACTTGTTGGAATATCCATTTTTAAGCAGATGCAATTCCCTATTTTAAAATTACTCGCATTCATAAATATCGTCCTTAATTAAAGCTTTTCTAACGATTTGACTACTGATCTCACCACTCTTAATCCTACTCCAAATTTCATCTTCTGTGATACCTACATATCTTCTATCGGGTGACATGTATTTTTGTAATTTAGAAACTATGTTGCATCCTAAAGAGTCCAATGCCACAGTTGCACTTAAAGTCAAATGTTTATCACTGTCAATTTCATTTAAAATTTTGTTTATCGTTTCCATACTGATATATTTTACAAGTTATCCACAAACATACCAACAATATTTGAAAAAGCAAAAGGATATGGATGATATGTTTATTCAGGCTTATATTTGAACATTCACACTCGGTCAGCAGACTGTATATGGAGGCTTGATAGTTATTAAATTGCTTAATTTTCTTTTTTCTCAAAATACTCATCCACATCGCTTGAAGGTAATACAATGGGGATAGAAAAATTGATTTTACTTACACTTTCATTTTGTTGTATATTCTCGGAAGAAATTCCAGCGTTGATAAATTTAGCAATACCGATCCCTGATTTATTACCATCTTTTTCAGTTACGGTAATAGCAATATCCATGTCGATAAATTGCACCTTGGTCTTTCTTGTATAATATTCATAACATCTAGAATCTTCTATATGATAATCTCCATTTGCACCTTGAATATCATCCGGACAAATAAGCACGTTTTTATCCCTGTATTTTTCTTGCACTTCTGAAACTCCATCTATTATTTGACTAAGCGTTTCTGTTATAAATTCTTTTAGCTCCATAATATTTCAATCTTTATATTATTTAATGCTTCATGGGTACTTAACGACTATAGAATGAGAATGTCAGGTGGGTTATTGATCGGCGTTTTGACCGGCAACTACTTCTTGAATAGCTTCAGAATTAATTACTTTGATTTTTTCGTAATCCACACCTCGTAAACTTAAATAACCAAATATTATGGTGACTATAATACTAAAAATGGCAATAGGAATAGACCATTTATTAATCTTTTCATTGTGAGTATATATTCTGTTTTTGGTAGCTAAAACACTCCCTAACTCATGAAGATTATTTTTAATAGATTCAGTATCATTTGCCGATGCAAAACTTTCAATGTTTATTAATAAACACTTTTCTTCCTCTGGAACACCAGAAAATGGCTGATCTGCTTGCTCTGATAGAATAATCTCATTTAATAAATCTTGATCCTCTTTTTTGAAACTTGGTTTGAAAGCACTGATGTAGGTTAAATAATCTTCCAAGTAATATAATAGCGAGTAAGTAATACCATATTTTCGATTAATGGAGTTAACCAGTATTGTGACATCATTTTTTGTGTTGATTAGACCGGCTTGAATTTTATTAGTTAGACTTCTAAAGAAATCTCGCTTAGCTCTTCGTCGAGATGAAGTAATTAAAACTAAGGAAACTAATAATACAAGAAGATACGCAAATATTACATAGTATAATGTTATTTTTTCCATGTCTTTATTCCTCCATCTTAAATTTCTTCCCGCAGTTGGGGCAGGTGATAGTGTTCTTGTCTTATTAAAAATCTTCCTTTATTTGTTCCATTGAAATAATACGAGTGGTAAGTAATTCAACATCATTTCGTGAATATTCACCTTTAATTCTTTCCACTTCTCTTTTTATCTCAAGAATTTCACTCTCTTTAGAAACTATGATATAGTTAATGTATTTAGGTTCAAAGTCTAATCCTAATTTATCTGTGATATAGGTATTAAATCCATCTTTAATAATTGAATCATTGCCAAAACGAAACATTGAATTTGGTTCAGAAAATTTAGCTCTTGACGGAATGTATCTCCATTCTCTTTCATCATAAAAGCGCTTAGTCTTTAGCTGTTGTTTATGGTTATATTGTTCTCCTTCATAAGGTTTGATATAAGCACATTGATAAAAAAGATTGGTAATATATGGCTGTATGTTACTATTTATACAGTTTTCTTTATCTCTTAAATCAAGCAAGAATTTGAGGTTTTCTTTTAAAGTATTAATCAGTTCAATATTATCATTAATATACAGTATTGGATTAACATTATTCTGAATAGCCCATTTCTTTGTTATCCCTATGGCGTATTCACCATACCATGATGTGTGTTCTTTTATTTGGGATAAAGGAATATCGCAAAAACATACCATAGGAATATCCCAATTGGGGTATTTATCTGTAAAGTAAGCCCTTTCATTACAATAATTTGGTCGGAAATTACTTTTTAATATGCTCGTAAGATTCTCTTTGCTTTTTGTAAAATGAAACAAAGTATTTGCGCTAAGTATACTCATAATCGTGTGTTTTTAATGTTTATACTTTTACAAAAGAACACATTAAACTATACAAAAACAAGCTTATTTTGACTTTTCTTTGATTTCCGCCACAATTTTCTCCAATTTGGTTAATACAACGGTGCCGTAAGGATAAATGGTGGGTAAAGAGGAATCCATAGTGATTGACCTTACCCTGAATTGAGAAGCAACCTGGAATTGGCAAAGGCAGTCCCCACACGACTTTAGGGACTGCCTTTTACAATGTATCTTGGTGAGAGTACAATGGCTAAAACTGATGCTTTTGAGTGTAAAAAGGTGAGAAATCACCCTTTATTTGTTAGTATAATTGTTATGTCTCTACCATTGTTATCTAAACATTTACGCGAAATAAGTACAACACGGATAGATGGAGTCTCCCATTTGTAGAAGTCACTTAAACAATCGTCTTTATTTGTTGCAGATGTGTTAGCATCTGATTTAGAAGAAACATCGTTTCCTAAATTCTCGGATAATGAGTTTGTGTATTTATCAATTTTATCTTTTAATTTTAGAAAATCTGCATCTTGTTTGTTCTCTTTTTCAAGATAGTCTAAGACATAAATATAAGCACCATCCTCTTCTTTGGGTGGCACTTTTGAACCGTAAATATCTTTTATAGCAGAGTCAATGTTATGATTTGTAGAGCATCCACATAGCAGTGCAATGCATAGTATTAGAAATATTATTTTATTCATGTTCTTACTTATTTTCTTGCAAAACTACCAAGAAATCTAATCACACCCAATTATTTCACGACAATTCTTTAAATGTCGTGCTTTTGTAATCTTATAAATAGCAAAATAGACTATCAACTTTTACCTTGCGAATTATTTTATCACAATCAGCTGATTGTGTGTTTTTCGTTGATAAAAAACATCTATGAAAGCTTGTATCTGTGGTAAATTTATCAAGTAAAATAAGAAATATCAAACCTTTCGTCTATTGTCACGAATTTAATGAAAGAAAATTCTAATAAGGTTTGGATATACTGTAAATTTGAATAGTAAATAATTAAAAATAAAGAATATATGGCGAAGATCCTGTTTAGAATTCAGGCTGATTTTGACAAAGTTATCAAACTTCGTGAAGAAATTGCAAGATTGAAAAATGAGTTGAAAAACATGGATTCAACTCAATCCCCTGATATATTTAAAAAGTTAAATATTCAATTAGGGGAAAATACAAAAAAAATGAATGTTCTTATTTCTGATGCCGCCAAAGCTGGTGTAACTATGGAAAATGATTTCAAAAAGAGCATTTATGATGGTGAAAAGGCAGTTAATTCCCTATCCGAAGAAATCATCAAACAAAAAAACATTATACGTGAGACGCAGAATGATGTTTCAATGCTCACAGAACAATATAAAAAATTGGGGAAGTATGACCCTAAAAGACAATCTTTATCAGATGAATTAAACCGTGCAAAGGCAGCATTAGGAGAACAAAAGTATGCTCTTGGTGAATTACAATCACAACAGTCTCTTGCAAGATTATCCACCAAAGCTCTAAAGGATGAATACGCTTTGTTCAAGGATGAAAGTAAAGCTGTTATTAATGTCAATGAGGGTGTAGGAGTTTCGTTTAAAAAGACGCTTGCTGCTATTGGTGGAATCGCAATGCTGAAACAAGTTGCTTCAAATGTAGTTTCAACTGCTGGAATGTTTCAGAAGTATGAATCTGTATTAACTAATGCTCTGAATGGTAGTTCCGAAAAGGCAAAAGCGTATCTATCTGATATAAATAGCTTTGCCGCAAAAACAAATTTTCAACTTGATGAACTGACGGATGACTTTATAAAATTTGTCAATCGTGGTGTAACTCCTTCAATGGATGCCATGAAGAAAATGGGAGATTTTACCAATACAGTAGCAAAGCCTTTCGACCAGCTAACAGAGGCGATACTTGATATAAATAACTCGGAGCGTTGGAAAGAGTTCGGTGTTCGTGTCCAAACAGAAGGGGATAAGGTTAAACTCTCGTTCCGTGATATGACAGTTGAATGTGACAGAACGGTTGAATCTGTGATGAAAGCCGTTGAACAATTTGGCTCAATGAAAGGCGTTGAAAGCTCTACGGAAGCTATTTCAAAGACGATTGAAGGGCAAATGTCAAACCTTGAAGACGCAATAACTACTGCTCTGGCTGAGATTGGACTTGCTAATCAAGGTTTGATTTCAGGAAGTATATCTGCTGTCGATACTATCGTTAAGAACTATGACATTATAGGTAAGAGTGTATTGGCTCTTATCGAAATTTATGGTGTTTATCGAACTGGGTTACTGATAAATACTATTGTTGAACAAGGTTCTGTGAAGTCTATATGGGCAAAGATTACTGCAACTAAAGCTGCTACCATTGCCCAAGCTGCATATAACAAAGTGTTGATGATGAATCCGTATGTACTTGCTGGGGCTGCAATAATATCTCTTGGTATTGCTATGTGGACGCTGGCGGATAATACATCAGAGGCAGAGAAAGCCCAAAAACGTTTCAACGAAAAACAGGAAGAAGCTGTTAAGCGGGAGCAAGAACATAAACAGAGGATAGACTCTCTTGTACAAAGTTCTCGTGATATCGCCTTGTCTGATTTACAGAGGGGACAGAGCTTGGCTGAACTCCGAAAAGAATATCCCAAGATATTCGAGAAATACGATATTGAAACCATTAAATTGGCTGATATTCTTAAACTAAAACAGCAAATTGCTGAGGAAGATGTAAAACGCGCAGGAGAAAAAAAAGCAAAAGAGTTTTCAAATATTGAGGAAGAAATCAAGTATTATGAGAACTTATTGAAATCTCTTTCTGGTCAACAAGGGGTAGATGGGTATGTGAAGAAGCTAAAAGAATTGCGTGGCCTGCGTGATGTTATGTTGCAAGATAGAGGAAAGGGCATTTCTGAGCAATTCATATCCAGCTTAAAGGATATTGATATAAGTCAGTTTGACCGCTATATATCTGAACTTGAAAAAAAAATCAAAGGAAAAGGTAAGAATGGAACTATTAAACTTCGCTTGCCTATTGATGCGAAAGGGTCTCTGTCTGATGAAGCAATCTATAATGTGAAAGACATAACAACACTTATAGATACTGCCAAATCTGCCAAACAAACTCGAATTGATTCTGAAAAGAATAAAACTACCTACAAAGAGGATTATGAAAAAGCCAAGAAAGATTGGGAGGATGCAAAAAGGGTTTTGTATGAAATAGAAAAAGATAAATCCAAGTTTACTTCTAAACAATATGAAGATGCCAAGAATCGGAAAGAAACTGCTGAAAAAACATACAAGGATTTAGGTGGTGATACTGGTAGTGCATTGTCCAAGCAACAGAAGGAATCTGAAAAGCAAAAGAAGGAACAAGAAAAGTTAGCAGAAGAACTTCTTTCTCTACGGCATCAAAATCAGCAAGATGAAATAATTCTTATGAGAGAAGGGACAGATAAGAAGTTGAAACAGATTGATCTTGATTACAAGAAAGAGATTGCAGCCATTAAAAAACAGGAGACAGAATGGAGTAAGGCACAAGGTGGAAAATTAACACAAGAGCAATCTGTTGAAATTTCAGCCCGTTATGCTAATGCTGAGGATAAGCGAGATAAGAATATTGTTGATACTACAAAAGAACAATTACAGGCAGAGCAGCAGGCTTTGAATGAATATCTTGAGAAATATGGTACATTCCAACAACAAAAATATGCTATTGCCCAAGAGTATGCCGAAAAGATTAGAAAGGCACAGGAAGAGAACGGGGTGGATAGTGCCCAGGTAAAACTTTTGCAAAAGGAGCAACTTGAAAAGACTTCTGCAATTGATACGGCAGCTATCAAAGCTAATATTGATTGGGCTACTGTGTTTGGTGAGTTTGGTGGCATGTTTAATGACATGATAAGACCTGCGCTTGAAGAAGCTAAGAAGTACATTAAAACAGATGAATTTAAGAATTCAGATCAGGCTAGCCAGAAATCATTGATTGATGCCATTAATCAAATGGAGAAATCACTTGGTGGTGCAGGTGGATTAAATTTTGAGGCGCTTGGACAAGAAATGGAAATTTATCAATCATCATTACGTGTACTTAATGATGCCAAAAGGGAGGAAACTGACGCGATAAATAGACTAAATGAGGCTCAAGAAGAATATAATAAGGCAGTTAAGGAAGGTACTGATGAAGAAAAAAAAGCGGCAAAAGAAGCTTTTGAGATAGCGCAACAGAATGCGAATGCAGCATCTGAGAATGTAAAGGCGCAGGAAGGGGTTGTGAAACAGAATCAACAAAATTTATCGAACACAGCCACAAACTTGCGGGCCAACATGGATAATGTTACTGATGGACTTTCCAAGTTAGCCTCAGGTGGATTGAAAAATGCCTATGATGGTTTGATACAAGCAGGAAAAGGAATGGGAGGAGCTATTGGAAAAGTGGCTGATAGTCTTGAAGATGTGCCTATTGTTGGCTGGATTGTATCTATTATTGATGTTCTTAAGGATGGATTGAGTAATCTTGTTGGTGGCTTGCTTGATGCTGTCCTGAATGCGGTAAGTGGTATTCTTAGTGATGTTTTATCTGGCGACTTATTTGTTACCATAGGAGAGTCCTTGATTTCAGGAATTGGAAACATATTCGATGCAATCTCTTTTGGAGGCTTTTCATCCCTTTTTGGTGCTAATGGTAATGCAAAAGAGGTAAATGAGCTTGTTGATAAACTGACTGACTCGAATAAATATCTTATTACTGCTATTGATAAGCTTACCGGAGAAATGGAAAAATCTGGGGGTGCCAAAGCGACAAGCTTATATACTGATGCTTATGAGAAAGAAAGGCAAAAGATAGAGAATGATCGCCGGATGCTTGAAGCTAAGATGGGATATAACGCAAGCCATCACTCAAATAACTACTATATTGACAAGGCTTTCAATTCCGATGATTGGAAGAAAGCTTCTGATTACATAGGCAAGACCTTACAAAGTGCTGGTGATTTATGGAAACTTTCACCTGAAGACTTGGCCAGATTACAGGAACTTCCTGATATATGGGAGAAGATAAACAAGGGGAAATATGACCAATCAGAATGGTTGGATACCTATGTTGATGACGCAGAAAGATTGCAAGAACTTACTACAAAATGGCAAGAAACTATGACACAGGTTTCATTTGATTCATTTTATAGTAGTTTTCTTGATACCCTGATGGATATGGGTAGTAGTTCAAAGGATTTTGCGGATGATTTTGAAGAATATTTAAAGAAGTCCATCCTTAACTCAATGCTTGCCGACAACTTTCAGGATGATATAAAAAAACTATATGAAAGTTGGAGCGATGCATATAAAGGTGACAATGAAATCACTGAGGATGAAGCGAAAGTACTACGTGATAAACAGCAGAAAATAACGGAGGCGATGCTTGCTGAGCGTGACAAACTTGCCGAGATATTTGGCTGGACAAAAGAAGATACCGAGGAAAGCGCAGAAAACTATGAAGATTTCGCTAGTCAAATGCAGGGCACTTTAACTTCTTTGGAACTAACTGCCAAAGATGTCTCTGATAATATCTATGATTACTTCCGTCAGGCAATGATTAACGCTCTGTATGAGAAAGAGTACAAGAGCAAGATGGAAAAGCTGTACAAGATCTTTGAAGACCTTTCAGCAGACGGACTATCTGAAAGTGATATGGCACAACTGAACTCCCAGATAAACGAGTACATCGATCAGATGATGAAGGGTGTAGAGGACGTTAATAGTTTATTCGCTGACAAGCTAAAGGACAATGAAGACCTGCAATCATTCGTTGACAATGTCAAGTCTGCTATGTCCAGTATTGAGGCTACCGCCGAGGATGTGACAGATAATATCTTTGAATACATCCGCCAGCAGATGGTAGAGAAGATGTTTGCCGATACCTTCCAGCCACAGATTGAAGAATTTTATAAGAAGGTTCAGGAAGCAATGTCTGACGGTGATATAACTGATAGTGAACGAGACGCATTGAGAACCGAGGCGGAGAAATTGGCTAATGACATCGTAGCCGCTAAAGACATTCTTTCTGATACTCTTGGAATCACTAGCAATAACCTGAAGAAAGAACTAGAAGAGGAATTCAAATCATTTTCTGGTGGTATATTAAACTCCTTGTACAATGCAGAAGTGACAGCTGAGTCCGTCTCCAAGGATATTGCCGAGTCCATGCGTAAGGAACTTATTGAGGCGATGTATATCGAACAGTATGAGCCTCGCATAAAAGCCATCTGGGAGAAATGGAAAGAATGTTCCGCTGACGGGCTGGTTACCGACGAAGAGCGTGCCAATATCAAGAATGACATTGACGAGTTAGGTAAGGAAGTTGCCGATGCCGCAAAGGAAATCAGCGATGCTTGGACGGATTCGGGAGAAGATGTAAAGAAAGCTTTTGAGTCCTTCTCTGATAGCATTAAGAATGTGTTATATGATGCAGAAGCCACTGCCGAAGATGTGGCCAACAATATCTACCAGTATATGCGTAATGCTTTGGTTGATTCCATGTTCACCGCACAGCTTAAGCCCCAGATTCAGGCGTGGTACGACAAGTATACTGAATTCATGGCAGATGGTGCTATAGATACCGCTGAGCGTAAGACTCTGGACGAGATGATAGCCGAGATTCAGAAAGCAGGCGTTGATATTGTGGACGCTGCTAACGCTCTGTTCCCATCTCTTGATACCGGTGCAATAAAACGCGCGGAAGAAGCCGCTCAGGAGGCAGAAAACGCAAGGAATGAAGCCGAACAGGAATGGGAGTCTTTCTCTGATGATATTCTGAACTCTCTGTACGATATAGAAGCTGCTGCCGAAGATATCTCTGACGACATGGGCGAATACATGCGTAAAGCTTTGATTAAGGCTATGTATGTGAACAACTTCAAGCCCCAGATGCAGAAATGGTACAATGAATGGCAAAAAGCCATGGGAGATGACAATCTTACTTCTGAGGAGAAGCAGACGCTTGATGCCATGAAGCAGACTATGGTTGACGACATGAAGAAGGAGGTGGATGCAATCAACCAGTTCTTCGGAACCATGTATTCACAGCAGGCATCTTCTAAAGGTTTTGAAGCAATGTCACAAGACACAGGGGAGGAGCTTAACGGGCGTTTCACTGCTTTGCAGGTTGCCGGGGAAGAGATAAAGAACCAGGCTGTTCAACAGACCGGTTTGCTGTCATCCATCAATAACAAGCTTTCATTACTTAATCTTAGGAGTGAAGATATTCCTGCATTGAGATCCGGGAATTTCAATATAGCTGACCGGACCAGAGAGGTGATAGCCAGTGGTTATCAGTCGCAAATTAATGTTGTATTCCCGACTGATGACATACGAACATTGACTGATAAGGTATCTAATATGGAGAGAATCGTAGATGAATTGAGAACTTTTCAAATAGAGAAATTCACTGATGTTGTAGAGGGGGTAACTAAAATATCTAAGAATACTCCTCAAATGAATGATAAACTGGATAGGATTAATGAAAATATTAAAAGAGCATTGTAATTATGAAAGGTGATTTATTTATTAATGGAAAAGACGCTTTCAAGATATGGGGCGTAAATATGGGAGATAATTTTCTAAATGTGTTATTAACACCACCTCCAGTAAAGGAATACTGTGAGAATAAGAGCAGATTAGAAAATGGAAAAAGGGCTATTTTAGATAACAATAAAGCTGATGAAAGGGATATAAGTCTAACGTTTACTATTCAAGGAGAGGGGGAAAAGGATTACATGGCCAAATATAAAGCCTTTATGATGGAAATGTCATCTGGATTAGTTGATATTAATGTTCCAGAACTTGGCAGTGAAGTTTATCGTGTGTATTATAAAAATGCAACAACATATGCAATGAGTATTGACCGTACATTTTCTAAAATAACTATGAAAGTGTGTGAACCAAACCCAAGTCCAGAAGGACGTAAGTAGTGTATATGCGGGGATAAGTGGCAGGTAAAGAAAAGACGAATAAATCTGGTTCTATTATGGCCAAATTAAACTAATTTACGACAATGAGAATATTGTCGTATATCGAAGCTCTAATTTTTAGGGCTTCTTTTTTTTATCTCCGACCTTTGGTGTTGTTATGATAGATATCAAAGACATACAAGGTAATACCCGCTTTTCTACACAGATTAACCCCGGGGCAAAAGGCAGGTTCTCTTTAATGAAAGAGGACTATGTGATATTGCCTTTCAATGCTCCATCTCCAATAGACTTCCAGATCGGTGATTACGTAGACTTACGTGGTGTATTCGATGCCTCCATGGGCGGTAAATTAGCCAAGATCTACCAGATTGTGGATATGTCTTATCCGACCTATAACGCATCCAATGGCGGTTATAGCTACGAACTTAGATTGGATGCTTACTACTGGCAATGGAAAACGAAAATCTTCAAATACACGCCGGAAGTTGGCGGGCAGGAAGCATCCTGGAACCTCACTGCTTCACTAGATGTCCAGATGGGTGTATTCCTTCGCAATTTAAAGGCTCTTGGTTACAAGTATGAGGGAGAGGATTTCGTATTCTCCATAGACAAGACAGTTGAGAATTCTTCCAAACTGATGACCTATGATAACATGAACCTCATTGACGCTATCTTCAGTATGGCGGATAAGTGGGGTTGCGACTGTTGGGTCACGGACCATGTCATCAACTTCGGACGTTGTGAATTCTCCGACGCTGTAAAGATAGAGCTTAACAAGGAGGCCAAAGAAGTCAGCAGGAGTGAGAGCAAGGGCACGTATGCTACAAGAATTTATGCATTCGGTTCCACGCGTAATATTCCTACCAATTATCGCCCGGTAGACCAGAGTACTGTTGTCAATGGTATCGTACAAAAGCGCTTGATGCTTCCTGAAGGTACTCCATACGTCGATGCCCATGAAGGTTTGACCGATTTGGAGGCCATCGAAACGGTTGTCGTGTTTGATGATATCTATCCCAAGAGAGTAGGGGAGATCACCGATGTAAGCTCCTATGAAAATGAGGTAGACAATGAAGACGGTACTAAAACGAAAGCCACCTTCTACCGATTCAAGGATTCCGGCATCAACTTCTCAAAGGAATACATCCTTGAGGGACAAGAACTCAAAATCAGATTTGAATCGGGTAAATTGAACGGCATGGAATTCGGAGTTGCCTTCAATCCTCTTGGCCTGACCGAGAAGAATGACGATGACACTTGGAACCCTGACGCCCAGCTTTGGGAAATTGTCCAGAACGAGGACTACGGTCGTCCCCTGCCGGATGAAGTGTTGTTTCCCGAAAAAGGTGACAAATATGTGCTGTCCGGTTGGAATGCTGAGAAGATAACCGAACTTGGCCTAGTTACTGCTGCCGAGCGGGAACTGCTTGAGGCTACAAAGAAGTATGTGGCAAAGACCTGTATTGATGACGGCACATATACGGCTACGCTCAATTCTATCTGGGTATATGAAGACCAGATAAACCGCAGCTTCGACATCGGCCAGCGTATCAGCCTTGTCAATCCTGCCTACTTTAAGAACGGCCGCTTGTCCCGTGTCATCGGCTTTGAAATAAAACTGGATTTACCCCATGATTCCCCTCAGTACACTATTGGTGAAAGTGCGGCTTATTCCCGTATCTCGGACATTGAGACCCAGGTTGAAGAGTTGACTTTCAAAGGACAGACCTTCACCAGTACCGGCGGCAGTAATATCTATGTCATCAAGACCAACGATGCGACAGCGGCTAGTAACTTCAATGTTTTCTCCGCCTTGCGTACACTTCGGATGTTCCTGAGGAAGGACACCCCCGATGTGGCGGAAGAAATCATAACCTTCCTGAAAGGATTGTTGATAGGCAAGAACGGTAGTGGTATTACCGTACGTGAAGACGGTACTTCCCAAGCTGTCGTTGACCGTCTGTATGTGAAGATAAAAGCCGTCTTTGAAGAACTTCAGGTGAAGAAGGCTACGCATGTAGGTGGTGAACAGATCATCACCCATGCCGGCATGAAGTGTATCCTCGTCGAAGAACTGGAAGACGTTTACAGATGCTATTTCCTTGCCGAACAGGAAGGTGAAGCGATTGCAAACGAGTTTAGCGTCGGATCACTTGCACAAGCCAAGGAATGCAATCTTGTAGACGGTACAACTCTTAATGCCTCCAACCGCTACTACTGGCGTGAAGTGATGGAGGTTGGACGGGATTATATTGACCTTTCCAAAACCATCTGTGACGAGGGAAGTGATGTTCCCCAAGCCGGTGATGACATCATCGGTTTAGGCCATCGTACAGATGTAGACCTTCAAAGTGCAATTGTACTTTCATCTACTAACGAAACCTCTCCGTCTATAGTCTTCTATGCCGGTATTGATGATTTCAACCTGACAGAGAAGGATATCATCTCTTTCGGGCTTGACAAGTCCACCGGACACGCGTACATGAAAGTGTACGGTGATTCCTATATTGGTGCAAGGGATGAAAGCACTTACATCAAATACACACCTGAGGGAGGTGTTGAAATCAAAGGCCGGTTCCTTACCATGTCAGGTGAAGACATTCTTACCATGTTCACCATCATCGAGGGGTTAATCAAGTCTGAAATTTCATCCGTACGTGATGAGATCAATGCCCTTGACAACTACCTTAACAATGCGTCTTTTGCCGCTGATATGCAATACTGGACCGGTAGCAGCAACATACGCATCTTCCGTGTGGACGGCAGGCTGTTGTACTTCAATAACAACTTCTATGCGAACAAGGAATCTTTCGCCGATATTGTAACCGAAGGGGTTAAGAGTGTACTCCGCCTTAAGAACAGCTTTATCGAACAGTCCAATTCCGACTTTTACCGTCATCCTGATTTTGAGACCTTCGACGAACTCAAACGCCCCCGGCAGTTCACCGTCTCTTTTAAGTATCTGGTGAAGCGTCCCGGCACTCTTACCGTTCATTTCAAGGATGAGAAGAAAGAAGGTTTCGAAGAATACGCCCCGATTTCCTTCTCGAAGGACCTGTATCCCGGTAGTGAATTCAAGCAGATGGAGATAACGGGTAAATGGAACGGAACCGGTGATTTCTATATGTCCTTTACCGGTGACATCTATATCTATTCACTGACTTTAACCGACGACGCTCTTGCCGACTTGCGTGAGGAATTCAACATGCGTTTTGAACTAACTGACAAAAAGATCCAGGCAAACCTTGACGAGATCAGAAGCACTGCAGGTAAACTTGAGGAGTATCACAGTGAGTTCCTGCTGACCGCCCGTAACCTTGAAGCTAAGTTTACGGAAGAGCTGACGAATACCGAGAGCCGTATAACTGAATCTTATACCTCCGCCATTGATTTGTCCGCCCGTGGATTGCATGCGGAATTCTCTTCATCCATGGCCGACCTTGACGGTAAGCTGACCAGGCATCTTTCCAGCTTCCATGTGACTGCTGAAAAGATAGATGCAATGGTATCTGCTACCGATACTATCAATAATACCATCAAGTCGGCCGGCTGGATCACCACTGCTGACGGAAATAAGCTCTGGGCTACCATCTCCACAGTGAATGGTATCGACGGTAGGTTAACTTCTCATGAATCCTCTTTCCATGTGACAGCCCAGAAGATAGAAGGTATTGTTGCGGACATAACCGAACAGGGAACGAACTACTCAAAGCTCACCCAGACCGTCAGCGGTATTTCTGCTGATGTATCTGATATCACCGGAAAGTATTCCTCCTTAAAGATTGAAGTCGATTCTATCCGGGGGCTTGTCGGTGACGGTTCCGGGGGAACATTCAGTGAGTTCCAGCAGTCCATCAAGGAGATAACCCAGAGGGTGACAAGTGTTGAAGGCGGTTTGGGCAAGCATGAAGGCAGCTTTCATGTCACTGCAGAGAAGATTGAAAGCCTTGTGAATGCAACCAACAGCCTGCAAGGTACAGTGGAAGAACATTCATCCGCCATCAGCCAGACAAGCAGCCGGATCGACCAGTTCGTGCAGAAAATAACTTTTGACTCCAGAGGTAATATCACTAACATCGACAGGTCCGGTCTGGTGACAGAAAGCAATATCGCCACTGTATTTGCCGAGCGGGTTGACCCGTATGGTGAAATAGTCAGGCGCGCTGAAATCAGTGCGTTCATCACGGAGGATGAAGCCGGAAACCAAATTTCCAATGCTACGATCCAGGCTGATAAGATAAACTTTACTGGAAAGACCATCATCAACGGGAAGTTCATAGTTGATACAGATGGTAACCTTACCCTGAATACCATTTCAGTCAAGAATGTCAATAAGCCTACTGACCCTTTCTACATCGATAGTAAAGGTGTTTTTCACGGAAAGAATGTAATAGTGGAAAGTGGGACATTTAATGGTACTATAACCGCCACTGACGGTAATCTTGCAGGCTGGATAATTGACGTTGATTCCATTCATAAGAACAACGTTGTGCTCGGTGCCGACGGTTCAATATATAACCAAAACGGTTCCTGGTATTTAGGAAACAATAACTCTGGATATCTGGCCAACAGTAATATCACCTGGGATGCATCCGGTAATGTGGTACTGAATAACATGACTGCCAATAATGGAACCTTTAACGGGACGATCAATGCTTCCAGCGGCCGGATAGGCAGTGACCTGTATTTACACGGTAGTGGCATATCTACCAATAAGAATGACTTTCTAGTGGATTTTACAGACGAGACAAGTCAATTTTCATTAAGCAAATCTTATTATATGCATGGCGTAATGGAGAACCACCGGACCAATATAATTGCCATCAGGCCTTATTGTTTTAAGGAAAGTGAACCAGGGTATACTACATCCCCTGCTGTACTTAGTATCTCTGCTACGATTGAAGGTCGTAAAAAAGCGATAAATGTTTCTGTTGGAGAATGCTATTTTGGCGGCAATTGCACCTTTGCTAGTAATGTGATAATTTCAGGGAGGGTAACTACTCCTTCTTCTGAAGTTTTAGAGATAGATGCACAAGTATCAACACGAGGTGTCAATACGCGCTTTATCACATCATCCGGGAGTATCAATGTATATGACGACTTTTTGCGTTTTACCGGCCATAATAATGTCACCATGACGATGCCTTCTCCTTCGATTTGCCCCGGAAAAGTGTATTATATCAAGCAGACTGCCGGGAGTGCCACCTTTACGAATGGCCCGTTCGTTGCCCCCAATGGCTGGGATACGAACAATACTTATACGCTTTCCGGCACATACTCTATGATGTTGATGTCTGATGGTAGTAGTTGGTTCTTTTTTTATTGTGGATAGTTTTAATTATAATTTATAGGAATATGGAAACAAAAGTAGAAACAAGAGATGTAAAACAAATCCTGAAGGTAGATTTCGGGAAAGTGAGTGTACAGTTGTCCTTTGAGGGAGAACCGGAAATAATGGATGTTCGAAAGGGTTTGGGCAATGCCATCCGTGCAACAACCGGCGATATAGCCATGAATGACTTAGCCCGTGAAATCTATTATTCTGAGGGTGCAATTGAGGTACCGGAAGAGTATATCCCCTTTATCCGGCAAACCATCAGTAAGGGATATATTGTGCCGGTTCAAGAAGCATTTGAAAAATTATTAACCCTTTAAATTATAGGAGGAACAATTATGGCGATCAATTATACAGAACAGTTTGAGACAAAGAAAGCGACAATGGATGTTGCAGGTATCAATGCAAATTTTCGTATTGACTATCTTGTAAGGACCCCGGCAGGCAAACCTGTTGATAGTATTACTGCAACCATTTATCAGATGTCTGCTGAAAATGAAAATCAAATGGATAAAATGGTTCGTGTGGGCAATGCTTGCGTGGACATTGAAAGTAACCGTAGTTATTTTGCTATTGAGAGACTTTCTCAGGTTACTGTCAATAATCAGGCAGTTATTGCAGCACAGTATTTTTCCGATGTCCAATCCATTTTAACTCCGGAAGTCTAATCTTATGATACTAGATTCAAATCAGTTTAATCAACTCGTAGAGGAAGTAAAGAAAGTGCTCTTGACAGGTTCTCAAGGTGTCGGTGATGTCGAGATAGTCGATTCACTGAATAACATTGTGAGCTTGCCCGCACTTCGACTTTCGGGTATGGACGAGTCTGTTGTTGAAGCTCCTTTGGAACTGTTGTCCGCTCCTGCCAAGGAAGCTGCCGAAGAGCTGCGTAAAGCGGAAGAAGGTCGTGTCTCAGCGGAGAACCTGCGTAAGGATGCGGAAACAAAGCGTGTTTCTGCTGAAAGTACCCGTGCATCCGCTGAAGCTACGCGTATCAATTCGGAGAAAGACCGTGTGACGGCTGAAGGTGCCCGGAAAACAGCCGAGACGGAACGGGGGAAGGCTGAAACCACCAGACAGACTTCTGAGACTACCCGGGCTACAGCTGAATCCGGACGTGCTGATGCTGAATCCAAACGTATCAGTGCCGAGGATGGACGTAAGAATTCTGAAGCAGAGCGGGTTAATGCTGAGTCCGACAGGCAGACAGGAGAAACAGGGCGTGTCAATGCTGAAAAGAACCGTGTTACTGCGGAAGGTTCCCGTGTGACGGCTGAAAACGGGCGTGTTACTGCCGAGACTGCCCGTGTTACAGCTGAGGATGCACGTAAGAGTGCGGAAACAAGCCGTCAGACAGCCGAGAGTGGACGTGTAAATGCTGAAAGCGGCCGTGTAACTGCGGAAGGTAACCGTGTTACTGAATTTGCCACGCTCAGGAAGGAATCGGAAACGGCCACTGCAAACGCTACCGACACTGCCGAACATCCTACCTATATCGGGACGGATCATTATGTCTACAGGTGGGATAAGTCCACTAAAAAGTACGTTAAGACGGATATCTATGTTAAAGGCAAGCCTGGAGATACGTTTACCCCTCTTGGTCGATATGATACACTTGCCGCCTTGAAAGCTGCTGTTCCTGATGGTTCCGGCATTAGTGGCTTCTATGCTGTAGGTACCGCTTTACCCTATACATATTACGCATGGTATAACGGTGATTGGCAAAGTCAGGGACGATTGCAAGGCGAGAAAGGCGACAAGGGAGAAAAAGGGGATACCGGAGCACAAGGTCCCCAAGGCGTACAAGGTCCACAGGGGATAAAAGGTGATGCCGGTGCAACAGGGCCGCAAGGAGTAAAGGGAGATACTGGTGCTACTGGTCCTCAAGGACCGAAGGGTGATACGGGAGCAACTGGTCTTCAAGGTCCCAAAGGAGATACTGGTCCACAAGGTGCTACTGGTCCTGTCGGTGCAAAAGGAGCTACCGGTGCCACCGGTCCTGCGGGAACAACGCCTACGATTGGTTCGAATGGTAATTGGTATCTTGGGTCTACCGATACAGGAAAGCCTTCAAGGGGTGCAACAGGAGCTACTGGTGCTCAGGGTGTCAAAGGAGATACCGGTGCCACTGGTCCTGCCGGTACAAACGCAACCATTACCGGTGCATCCGCTACAGTTGATGCCAATGTCGGTACTCCTGCGGTAAGCGTTTCTCTTGGTGGTACCTCTTCTGCCCGGACTTTTGCCTTTGCCTTTAAAAACTTGAAAGGTGCGACAGGAGCCACTGGTCCGCAAGGTGCCACCGGTCCTCAGGGTGCAAAGGGTGATACAGGAGCTAAAGGAGCAACCGGTGCAACAGGACCACAAGGTGCTACCGGTCCTGCCGGAACAAATGCAACTATAACCGGGGCAACTGCTACGGTTGATGCAAACATCGGCACTCCTTCTGTGACGGTTACTGCTGGTGGAACGGCATCGGCTAGAACCTTTGCTTTTGCTTTTAAAAACCTGAAGGGTGCAACTGGTGCTACCGGCCCGCAAGGAGCAAAAGGTGCTACGGGTGCCCAAGGTCCGCAAGGAGTGGGTGATCCTACGGTTACAGGTGTCAACACTGTCACTACTTTGGCTTCACTTCCTGTATCCAGAAGAAGTATAACGGCCACTCTTGCAGCAGCTACAAACCTGTCTGTTGCCAGTGATATGGCGGTAGGGCAGGATTTGTATATTCGTTGTAAAGCAACGGCAACTTTTATTCAGCCTATACCTAATAGTGGAGCGTACAGTTCGATGTCAGGCTCATCGCTAAGTGTTGTTTCTGGAGATGTTTTTGAGATTAGCATTTGGTGCTATGCAGCAGGTGCTTACTCTATTTCTGTACGAACAAAAGAATAAATATTATGAGCTTGATTCAACGTAGAGGAAATACACAGACGGATGGAAAGTATATCATAGTACATGGTTCTTTTCCTTTAGGAAGTTTCCTTATATCCAAAGACTATGGTTTAACATGGGTTAAGAAAACTGAAACAGATTTTCCCAAAATAATCTTTGGTAGAGCAGACACAAACATTGCTGTCACTAAGACGGGAAAAGCTTATGTAACATCATATAGATTACCAATATCTATTTTGTGTCTAACAAATGGTTTTGAAACTCTGGAAGAAATACCGATTAATAATATTGATAATACTATAGGAATAACAGTTCTTGGTGCAAATGATACTGGAAGTATTATAATGGTATCAGTTATGATGAGATATAGTGATTTTTATACTCTTGCTATATCCAAGGATTACGGTAAGACATGGATCCATCTAACTGGATTACAAAGCGAATTGCCCATTGCAAAAATAAAGATGTCATCATCTGGCAAATATATAATTGTAGGTACAGGAGATAACAGCTCCAGTTCAGGTAAGGTTTACGTATCTACTGATGGAGGGAATTCTTTCCAACTGGTGGCAACTGAAGCTACAAGAATAGAGGGCGTTGCAATATCAGGTAATGGTAATTTTATATTCTACTGGCGCAAAACCTTATTGTATCGCTCTACTGATTTCGGGAAAACATGGAGCGATTTCAGTATCGGTGGTGGCAATGGAGGTGTTACTTCTTTTGATTTATCCAATGATGGTAAATATATGATTTGTACCCGAGAATACATGGGATATGTTTATGTGTCCAAAGACTATGGAAATAGTTGGAAGGATATTAGGATGAGTACATATAATATTCCTCAAGCGGCAATATCGGGAAGTGGAAAAAAATCAGTAGCTGCGGAAGGTTACAATATACTCTTGTCTTCTGATTTTCTTGAATCTTACGTACTTGGTTATCACATTTCCGACAGATATGGACAAGTCTATTCTGTAACAATGAGTAAATGATAAAAAAATAGTTGATTATGTTATATGTAAATATCGATTCAGAAAGTAAAGTCATTAACCTCGATTTTGAGCTTGATGATAACTATGAAGTAGGTACAACCTATGAGGATTATCTTGACGGTAAGTGGGTCAAGCTAAATGCAGAACAGGAAGTATTTTACAATGCCAATCCTTCAGCGTCAGTGAAAGAAGTGCTTAACTGTGCATTGAATCCGCCTTATGAGCCATCCTTGGATGATCTGAAGAACATGAAGGTCAGTGAGATCACCGCTTACGACGGGTCCGATGTTGTGAACTCCTTTACCCTTGGTGGCAAGCAGATGTGGCTTGATAAGGATACACGGGTTGGGCTTGTGAACTCAATTGGTATCGAGCAGGCGGCAGGTAAGGAAACTACTGTTCTGTGGTATGATGCTGTGAAGTATGTGATACCTATTCCTCTTGCTTTGCAGATGCTTGCTGCACTGGAACTGTATGCCTTGGCTTCCTATAATGCCACACAGGAGCATATTGCTGCAGTCAGATTGCTTACTTCCAAGGAAGAGGTTGAAGCGTATGACTACACTTCCGGCTATCCTGAAAAATTAGTGTTCAACCTTAATCAATAATGATATGATTTACTTATACCTTATATCGTTGATATTCCTCACTATGTACATAGTGTATGCGGTGAGAGTGTGTGGAGTGCCTTGGTCGCTTTCTGATACTTATTACCAGCTCAAGAAGCGCGGTCGCCCGGCATGGCTTTTCCAACTGGCGATGATTGTGCCTGCCATGCTGCTTATGCCGGTGTGGATTGAATGTTCAAGTGAGAATATTCAATTTCTTGCTTTCCTTGCTTGCGGTGGATTGATGTTCGTAGGAACGGCACCACTATTTAAAGAAGAATTTCAGAGTAGGGTTCACTATGCTGAGACTATTATTGCAGGACTGGCGACAATACTTTGGATATGTCTTTCTGGAATGTGGTATTTGCCCGCTGTAACCTTTACTATAGCTGGAATTATCATGCTGAGATATCAAAAATGGTTGTTCTGGGCGGAAATGGCGGCATTTGTCTGTGCTTATGTTGGACTATTGATCGCCTTGATATAAAAAGTCCCGTCCTACTTATCACAAGCTGGGCGGGATAACAACATTTTTTCATCACTAATCAGTGATTGGGTACAAAGGTAGTATTAATAATTAAAATAAAGAAATATGGGCTTAAATGAATGGCTGGCTATAATTGGAACGTTAGGAGGATTCGAAGCTATACGGTGGGGTATTACTTTCTGGACAAATCGTAAGACGAATGCCCGGAAAGAAGATGCTACGGCAGACGGCATGGAGATACAGAACCTGCTGAATGTGATTAGTGCTCAATCGATCCAGATAGACAACCAAGAAAAACGTATGACGGTTAGAGACGGGAAAGTTGACTTTCTCTACTCAGAGAATAATAAACTTCGTTCAGAAAATCTTGAGATGATACGTGAGAAGCACGAGCTTGAGTTACGTCTTAAAGAAGCTGAGATAAAGAAATGTGATGTGCGTGGTTGTGCCAATCGCCAACCGCCAAGTGATTATTAATTAAATAAGGAGGAAAGGAAATGATTGATGGAATTGAAGGACCGGCAGGAGCAAAAGGTCCAAGAGGGGTAACGCCCTATGACTACACAGGTTTACGTCTTCCCCGATTGAGAGATTTACGTGAACAATTTGAGGCAAGTTGTGAAATTGTAGAGAGGCTTATCAATATGCCCTATGCCCAATACAAGGCATTATATGAAGAGGAGATAAGAAAGGAAGAAGCTTACGAGGCTGCATTAGAGAAAGGCTTTCAGGGTAGCTTTCTTAAATTCAAATATGCTGTTCAAGATGGGAATGGAGTCGATGGTTGGCTTGGGATTGCTTATAGACAGATGTATGAGGACATGGTTAAGGAAGGATTCTATTGCGGTACTTATGAAGAGCTTTTGAAGTTTAAAGAGCGGTGTTATTGGCTTAAGAATCGGGTTCCGATAAATTCAGATGCATCTAAGTTCTTTGATTTTACTCCAATAAAGCCGAGTGAGCAAGAGTTAAAGGAACAGTATCAAAAAGTTCTTGGAATGTACTATCGTGGCACATTTGAGAGCTTTAAGAAGTTCAGAGATGAATACACTTTGGGGTATTGTGGTCCTAAAGGTCCAACTGGCCCTAGTGGTATACCTGGACCAGATGGTATACCTGGACCAGATGGTTGTCTCCAGACTTCTCAAAGAATAGAAGATTCACCCAAACTCAGTGAAGGGGAGCGAGTGATTCTTATGTACGAAAGTGCAAAGTCAGAAGGCTGGTATAAAGGTACTCTTGATGATTTCCGAAAATTTGAGGATCGTTCACATTGGGTTCCTTATGGTAAGTTCAATAAGGATATTAAAATCCATTTAGATGAATCTCAGTTACAGCGTAAAAGGGAAAGTTATGAGCTTGCCTTGAAACTTTTTTATCAGGGTACATTAGAGGACTTTCTTCTGTTTACTGCTAATTATTGTTGGGGCCCAGTGAGAAAGGACATCTATATTGATTGAGAGAAGCGGGTGGTAGGTTTCTCTGCTAGATCGTGGGGAATATCAGGACAATTTTCAATTAATATTTATAAAAATTAATAGGAGGTATATAAATGAAGTATTTTACAATTGCTGAACTCTGTAAATCAGAAGCAGCCGACCGGTTAGGTATTGATAACCGTTGTAAGAAGGAACATGTAGCCAATATGTCTGCATTAGTCGATAATGTTCTCGATCCGTTGCGGGAAGCATACGGCAAACCTATACGGGTGAATAGTGGTTTCCGTTGTCCGGCATTGAATAAGGCCGTGAAAGGCTCTGCTACGAGCGACCACATGACTGGACGGGCGGCAGACATTACCGGAGGAAGCCCGAAGGAGAATAAAAGGCTATTCTATCTAATCCAGGAGCTCGGCCTCCCCTTCGATCAGGTGATCGACGAGAAACATTTCTCATGGGTACATGTCAGCTATCGGGAAGGGGCGAATCGTAAACAAGTGCTTGCGTTATGAAGAAGTTACCTTGGATATTAGTCATATTGCTGGCAGTGGTTTGTGTAGTTGCTTGGTTCCGCCCGCACGAACCTCTCCCGGCGGAAATACGAACCGAAACGAAAGTAAACACAGTAGTCAAGGTTGAAACCTTGCTTATTTCGCCACCTATGACCCCTTTAGTGGTCTTCCGGTTAACAGATACTATTCGCATTGGCGACACTGTTGTACATCGTGAACAGGCTTACTATGAGGACAGTCTTTATCGTGCATGGGTAAGTGGGTATCGGCCAAGGCTGGATAGCTTACAGATATTTCCGAGAACCATATATCAAACGGTGACGAATGATATTTATCATACCATTGTACTTAAGAAGAAACGGTGGGGGATCGGCTTGCAGGTCGGGTATGGTTATCCTGGAGGTTTTTATGTAGGTGGAGGCGTCAATTATAACTTATTTATATGGTGATTTGATATGAATGAAAAATAGCTATAAAATATATAACCCTTGTAATGGTCTTATAATCTGTGATATATATAGTAAAATACTGTTTTCTCGCATGTAAAGATATTTGTTTTTGCTATATTGTATTAGTACATTCTTTAGTTTTGCTTCCAGTTAATACCTCAAAGGGTAATGTTTAATCCTTAAAGAAGGAAAGGAGGAAAATATGGAAGCTATTGCTTTGCCATTGTGGTTACTGATTATGTTACTACAAGAGGTTCGCAAAATTATTGAAGTAGTCAAGCGATAAAATGATTTGGGGGCCTTGACTGAAAAGTTGGGGCTTTTTTGTCATAAGCTTGATATCTTATTTTAATATTGGATGTAGTATGAGAAAATTGTATTATAATTGCATACTAAAATAAAAGTTATTATGATGAACGAGAATTTGAAATGTTTTATTGAGAAATCACTAGAAAGTCTTGAATATATAAAAAAACATGAGCCCCAAGAATTTACATGGAATTTTGAATGTTCTTTATTGGATCCAAAGTATTTAACTTTAGGTCTGGCTCAATTTAAAATTTATAGTAAAGAATTAAGTTTTATACAAGACATAAAAGGACCTACAGTTTATTGGTTTGAGATAACTTCAGATGTCAATCCATTGGAAATTATTAATGCCATGCAAAACTATGCAAAAGAGGATAATCATAGAATTGTCCCAGTTATAGGTAAAAAGGATAATATTACAAGTAATTGTTTATATGTTGGAAAGGTAAAAAAGAATTTTTATGCCAGAGTTAAGCAGCATTTAGGATACTATTCAACAAAGGCTACTCAAGGATTGCAGCTATGTCATTGGGCGAGGAGCTTGTCTCTTAATTTAAGACTTCATTATATTGAATTTGAAGATGATATGGAGGATATGATGCCTGTAATAGAACAATACTTTGCTATCGTTCTAAAACCGTTGATTGGTAAGCATATATAATTGAGAATAAGGCTTATTTGTTTGCTTATTCTTGGTACCTGCTTAAAATAGAAAGAATAGTTTATGTTTGAATTGTTGAAATCTTATAGCCATAAAGGGTCTTTTGATTTTACTCCTAATAATGATTTGAAAGTAAAATGTGAAGATGCCAATATTCCTGTTGATTGTTGTGGAATATATATTGTGAATGGATGTTTCGAATCTCAAGAAGTTATCCTTTATATTGGAAGTTCCGGGCATATTGAGAATGCTAATCCAAAACCTCGTGCTGGGGGGCTGAGAAGGCGGATTTATGGAAAACAAAAAGACTCTGGGAAACTAGTGTCTAGACGCATACTATGGCCTGATTTAATGAATAGGCAACACATAAATAAGTTGAAAATATCTTGGTATAACACAGAGATGGATAATCCTTTGGTGGTAGAGTATTGTTTGATACTAGAACATATAGTTCGCTATAAAAGACTTCCTGCATGGAATAATGAGCTTAAACTGGATGCTCGGTTAAAAGGAGAATTAGAAGAGTTTATAATAGAAAACAAAATTGAAATTTTAAAAGTGTAAGGATTAAGAGGTAGATGAGTCCCTTTGGTATCTTTGTGCATAATCTTATTATTCTATGAATGGAAAAAGAATTAAAGCTGTATTAGTAGTAGTATTAATACAAGTTGTATCAATTGGCATATATCTGATTTTTAAAGCGCTACATTTTAATCTTTATATACCAGCTTTTATTATCAGTTCATTTATTGCACAAAAAATATATAAAAATTCAACTTTTTGGAAGATTTATTGGAACATAATAAAGTTCCCACTGTATATTTTGACAATAATATTAGAGCTAATTCTTACCTTATTCCATATAATATACTTTCAATACATAGCAGTAATTGCAACTGCTTTTTTGTGCTATTTCTTAACAAAATTCACAGCAGAGTGGATGGAAATAAAAATTTCTGATGAATTCTTACTGTATATGACAATAGTAATGATTTCGATTTTTTGTTCTTTAAAGAGATCTGAAAAAGAGGCAAATAAAGGGTATCGTCGAGGATTCTATTGGAGTAAAAAAAGTAATAAGAAAAAAGATGATGAATTTTGTCATGTTATGAAATATATTCATGATGTTTCAACCTGTGCTGATTTCATTGTGCCTACTTATTCATCTGAAAAAATGAGATATACAATTTATTTATTTAATTTCATTTTAGTTATATCTTCTAATATAATATCATATGCCGATGTAGATGGCTGGATTAAAATCTTTGCCAATAGTCAAGTCATAAATGGGGCTGTACTAACTTTTTTTGCTTTTGATAATTTGTATAATAATAGAAAACTATTAGATGATTTAAATAAGAAAAGATTTAAGACTATATTATCTGTTATAAACCATAGAAGTAGGAGAGCTGTTTATGGCGTATCGAAAAATAATAAATAAGAATACTTAATCGACACATTATCTTAAAACTCATTGACCAATTCCATTCTTTAATCCGGCTATTGATAGATTTTATCGTTTGAAGGAATTTGTAGAAAGGACGGAGGAATAATCGTCCTTTTTTATGCTCTTTGCAAAATTGATGGATCTGTTGGTGCCTTTATTGCCCTAACCAAAGGTTCTACTATTGCTACATTTTTTTAACTATCTCATTAACATACCTTCTTATTCTATTAATAAGAACCGCTAATCGACTTTATGATACTTCCTAATTAGTAATTAAATGCTTTTGATATTGGATAGATTGCTTTTAAAACCTCATATTTTTCACTATATTTGCACCCGCAAAAATCAAGATCAGATATTTGGTATTACTACTTTTGTTTTACGGCTGTTTTACATTATAAATCTCTTGATTTTGTAATTTGTTTATTTACAACAAGATAACTGTTTAAA